GTCGCACGCCGACGCACCCCGCTCTCGGGGGCGCCAGCGGAGAGGTCGACAACTCGGCTGAGGCTCGCCTCGCCACCATGTTCCGGTTCCAGATGATGGGGCAGGGCGCCATGGCGCTCGGGGGCATGGCGGCGGGGTCCGCCATCGGGCAGGCACGACAGAACGTCCCGACCCTGGAGTTCGTCGCCAACCAGTTCTCTCGCCGCATGGGCAGCGGATACGGCGGGCGCAGCGAGGTGAAGGGCTGGGAGCAGTACCTCTCGAACGGCCTCACGGGCTACAACGACACCACCGACCTGGCGGGTGGCGCCAGCACCGTCATGAGCACGATCGGGCGCAACGACCCCGCCCAAATGAAGCGTGCGCTCACGAACACCAGCGGGCTTGCACTCCTCACGGGTGGTGGCTTCCAGAATGCCGCCAGCATCCAGGCGGAGTTCGCCTCAGCGGAGGTGAACAACAACCTCCAACAAAAGTACGGCGCAGGCCTCGTCGGGCCGGGTGGCCAGATCCGCAGCATGGATGAGTTCCTGCAGGGCCTTACGCAGTTGGGCCTCGCTGATGGGAGTGGTAAGCCCATCACGGCACAGCAGGCACGGAGCAAAGGCTTCGAGGGCTTCCAGCAGGGCCAGCGTGGCTACAACAACCTCGCCAAGGAGGGCTTGTCGGCCGAGGCGATCGCCGCAGTCCAGGAGTACGCAGTCTCCGGCTCCGGCAACGAGTTCTTCAACGTGTCGAAGGCCGCAAGCGAGGCTTCAGAGAAGGACACGGGTGTCGGCGACCACATCGTGCGGGATCAGCAGAAACTCATGGAGTCGCAGACGCAACTCCAGGTGAAGATCTTCAGCGACATCTACACGCAGATGGAAGCCGAACTGGAACTGCGCACCAAGATGAACGAGACTATGAAGGGCTTGGATGCCAAGGTCTTTCAGTTCGGTGACCTGCTTGCTCAGATCACGGGCGCAGCGGGCGGTGTGCTGAACGCCTTCATCGCCCTCAAGTTGCTCGGCGGTGGTAGCGGTCTTCCGGGGGCTGGTCTCGTCAAGGCGGCGGCGGGTCAAGCAGGAGCGACCACGCTGCTCGGCGGGGGTGGACTGGCTGGCACTGCAGCCATGGCGATCCCTGTTGCTGCCGCTGCAGGGGCGGGGATCTACGCCGCCAAGCAGTGGGAGAACGAATACCGAGCGGACCCCGCAAACGCTGACGCTGGGTTCTGGGATGAGCAGTTCGCTGGGTTCAAGGCTGCTTTCGGATTTGGGAACGACCGGGGAAGCCGAGGCAGCGCCGCTGGCCGGTCGAAGAGGGGTGACAAGGGCGACCCTCCGAGCAACCACAAGGGCTTCGGGTTCATCCACAAGGGTGACCCGCCGCTGCCGGGCGACAGCACGGGCTTGAACCCTGGGCTCGAAGAGAAGTTGCGGAAGATGTTCCAGGAGAACCCTCGCCTCACGATCAACAGTGGGTTCCGCACGTACGAGGAGCAGGTCGCCGTCTACAACAAGTTCATCTCCGGCAAGGGGCCTCAGGCCGCCAAGCCGGGCTCCTCTCGCCACGAGAGCGGGAACGCAGCAGACATTGGGCCTGCCTCGGAGTACGGGTGGCTGGCCGCCAACGCTGCACGCTTCGGGCTCGCCAAGACCGTGGCCTCGGAGCCTTGGCACTTCGAGGACGCTGGAGGGCGAACGCAGGGGAACGTGGCTGCGACGCAGGCGGCGGACCGTGAGCAGAAGCCGAACGCCACCGTGGCGCCAACCCTGTCGACGGGCGCAGCCGTCAACTCCTTCCTGGGTATGAACAAGACGGCAGGCCAGATCCTCAAGGAAGTCTTCAGCGCAGGCCCCGCCGGTCCCAACTACAGGGGCGTGTCGGGCGCTGGTGGTGTCGTCGGTGGCGGGTCCGCTGCAGCAGCCCCCGTCGGCAGTGGTGGCAACGCCAGCATCTCCGGGGGCAAAGGCTCCCTGAGCGCAGCGCAGATCCGTGCAGTGGCTGCACAGGCTGGCTTCACCGGCCAGGCGCTCGACACGGCCGTCGCCATCGCACTCGCCGAGTCGAGCGGGAACCCAGGCGGGCACAACAACAAGGGCGAGGACAGCCGAGGCCTTTGGCAGATCAACGTCGATGCGCACGGCGAGAAGTTCGGCAACCTCTACGACCCCCTGACGAACGCTCGGGCCGCCTTCGCCGTGTCGGGTGGTGGCAAGAACTTCAACCCGTGGACCACGTACTCGGGTGCTACCGCTCACGGTCGAGCCCGCAACTACACGCAGTTCCTCGGCGTCGGTGACCCGCCGAGTGCAGGGAGCGGCGGTGGTGGTGGAGGGAGCGTCAACGCCAGCCGCTCGGTGTCGATCGGCAACATCACGATGCACGTCCACGTCGCCTCGGCTTCGCCCGACGAGGCCAAGCGGTTGGCCAACATGGTCATGGGCGAGATCGCCAACCGTGCACAGGAGCAGATGGTGGGGGCGGTCTGAGATGGCAGTCGATCCGATCGCAGAACGACCGGTCACCCAGACCAACCCCCTGACGCTCGTCGCTGGAGCAATCTCCCGAGTGGGCCGCAACACGGGCTCGACGGCGAGCGGCACGCCTTTCGGTCTGACAGACCTGCACATGACGCAGCAGACGAACGTCGTGCGGCAGGACATGCAGACGAACCCTCCGTTCGACATCCGTGCGCAGGCCGCTCGACCCGACGGGCGTGGCCCGAAGTTCCGTGGCCGCATCATCCTCGTGAAGCGTGCGCAGGCGCCTGGCCAGCAGTTCGCCCTCAACTTCCTCTGGAACCCGGGCGCCATCTCGGCCACCTACGGGTTCCAGCAGAACGCCATGGGGGTCGACTCCTTGACGGAAGAGCAGACGTCCATCACGAACCTCGTGTCCACCATGGACGTGGGATTCCAGTTGATGTTCAACCGCCAGTACGAGTGCCACCAGGACGCCAACAGCATGGGCGTGCTTGAAGACGTGGCTGCGCTGGAGCGCATGCTCGGAGCCTTTCAGGGTGGGGCGCTGCAGTCCGTGCCCGTGCAGGTGATCTTTGGTGGCGTCGCAGGCCTGCGCCTGTTCGCCTTCACCGGCATCTTCTCAGCCGTCAACATCCGGTACCTGCTCTTCAGCCAGCGCATGATCCCGACCGTGGCGCAGATCGACGTGACGCTCAGCCGCACCATCACAGGGAACACGCCCACGATGCCACCCGGTGGCGTAGGTGGCGGGGGCACACCGGTCCAGCAAGACGTGGCTCAGATGGACATCGACCGGTCCAACCGGAACAAAGTCAGCCGACCCGGCGGAAACAAGGTCGTCTGATGATCACCGAAGGCTCTCGCTACGAGGAGTCCAGAGTCCTCATGACCCAGGGCGCCGACTCCGTCTACCGACCGACCACCTACTACACGCCGAGCCCGTACGCACAGGTCCGGTCGTTCAGGTACCACATTGTGCAAGAGGGTGAGCGCATCGAACTCATCGCCTACAACACGCTCGGGGACGCTGAGTTGTGGTGGATGGTGGCCGAGTTGAACCCGGAGATCCTGAACCCGTCCCGGCTCGTGCCCGGCACCATCCTCAGGGTCCCGGCATGATCACGCTCGGCAAGGGCTTCTGCGGCTTTGTCCCGAGCGGGGGTGGAGCACCCGAGCCCCTGCGGCGACTGAAGATCGTGCAGCAGGAGTACCAGCACGACGTGGCCGTGCTCTCGCTCCCCGACGGGTCGCCTGAGGCGAAGCGGTTCAAGAGCGGGGTCCCCATCACTGTGCACTGGGGGAACGACGCCCGCTTCAGCAAGGAACTGAACGGCTACGTCAACCACCACAACCCGGTGTACTCGAACGTCAACGGGCCGGGCGCCGTGAGCGACGACATCGTCATGGCCGGTTCGTCTTTCGTGTTCAAGCAGGAGTCACTCAAGGTCTGGCGCAACGTGACGGTCTCGCAGGTCGTCGAGCGGGTGATCAAGGACTTCCGGTTCAAGGCGGACGTCACGCCTCACCCCGGCATCGTGGCCATGCGCTCGCCGGTCGGCCAGACCACGTGGGCGTTTCTCGTCGATCAGGCGAAGTCGATTGGGTACACGCTCGTGGCGGACGGGACCACGATCCGCCTGCACCCCCGCATCGTCTCGCTCGACCGGGTCGCTGGGTCCCTCCCCGTCTTCCGCCTGTCGGACGGATCCCTGTCCTCGTTCGCAGCGCAGGTCGGTGTCGCTGCCCCGAGCGGTGGCGAGAAAGTCAACCGCCAGACGTTCGGCGTGAACCCCCGCACGCAGCAGGCCGTGTACCAGAAGGCGGCGCCCGAGACGATCCGAGCGCTCGCTCGCCAGGGTGCTGCACCCATCTTCAACCGAACCCAGACCGGCCCCGTCACGCACGACCTCAGGGAGGCCAACCAGCAACTGGCGTCGTCCATCGACGCCAATCGCCTCTACACCTCGGCGAACGCCATGGTGGCTGGCGACTGTCGGGTCCGGCCCGGCATGGTGGTCGGCATCGACGCTGCTGGCACCGAGCACGACGGGCTCTGGTACGTGTCGGCCGCCACGCACGTGGTCACGGGCCAGGGCTACAGCCTCGAACTCGGGCTCGGGCGGGACGCCACGGGTGCGAGCACCATCCCCACGCAGGCGATCCTCCGCAGCGCCAAGGCGGAGCGCTCGGCCCTCCTCAACGGACAGTGGGTGGCCGCATGATCTACCGAGGCGTGTGCGTCAACAACGTCGACCCGGAGGGCCTCATGAGGATCACCGCTACGGTGCCTCAGATCCTCGGAGAGGCCGTCAGCGCCTGGGCATGGCCCTGCGTGCCACCCGGCTGGCCGTTCGTCCTGCAGAACCACACAGGGCACTCTGCGGGGAGCCACGCTCAGTACACGGGCGACGGCAGCCACGCACACACGCACACGACGATCGAGGCTGGCAAGGAGCACAAGGCCACGTATCCCGTGCCCAGCCCCGGCGACGGGGTCTGGATCATGTTCGAGGGCAACGACATCGAGCACCCGATCTGGCTCGGCACCTGGATGAGGAAGGTCTGACATGCGCACGCCCAGCAGGGAGATCTCGATCCCCTTCCACTTCGACGGGAACGGAGCCGTGGCGTCCGTCACGAGCCTCTCGGCGATCTTCAACCAGCGCCTGACGATGATCATCATGACGATGCCGCCCGAGCGCCTGATGCTCCCGACGTACGGCAGCCCGACCCGGCGCTACGTGTGGGAGGCGCTCGACCCCCTCATCATCTCGGAGTTGGCGAGCCTCCTCCAGCAGGCCGTCACCATCTGGGAGCCTGCGGTCGATGTGGTCGACGTCACGCACACGGAAAGCGGGATGGAGGAGGGCCGACTGGAACTGTTGATCTCATACAAGGTCCGGCCGCTGCAGGACGTCTTGACTACGATCGTCAACGTGGGCGGCTCTCAGACGGGAACAACCAGTGGCTGAGGGCATCTCCCCGATCCAGTACACGAGCAGGGACTACGCCGCCCTCAAGGCGGACCTGATCGCTGCCATCCCGGGCCTCCTGCCCGAGTGGACGAGCCGGTCGTCCAACGACTTCGGCATCGTGATGATCGACCTCTTCGCATATTGTGGCGATATTTTGAACTATTATTCAGATCGCATCGCCAACGAGGCGTTCCTGGCCACCGCCACGCAGCGGGCGTCGGTCCTGTCGATCGCTTCGATGCTGGACTACAAGCCCCTCAGCCAGGCGCCCGCCACCGTCAGCCTGCAGTTCACCATCTCCGCCACGGCGCCTCAGGTCGTCATCATCCCAGCGGGCACGCAGGTGTCCACCCGCTCGTCGCCTGAAGCCGTCGGCGTGCCGTTCGAGACGCTGCTGCCGCTCGTGCTCACGCCGGGCGCCACGGGCCTCGTGGATGCGGTGCAGGGTGAGACCACAACGCTGGAGGCGGTGGGCACGAGCACGGGCTCGGTCGACCAGCAGTTCCTCCTGTACCGCCTGCCCGTCATCGAGAGCACGCTCGTGGTCTTCGTGGACGAGGGCGCAGGCCCCGTGCAGTGGTCGTACTACGAGCACCTCATCGACGCCTTCGCCGGAGCGACCGCCTTCTCCGCTTCCGTGGACGAGGACGGCGCCGTGACGCTGGAGTTCGGCGACGACGCCAACGGCAAGATCCCGGGGCTCGGTGCCACCATCACGGCTTCGTACCGCACGGGCGGTGGGCTCCTCGGCAACGTGGGCTCGGGCACCGTCACCGAGATCGTGGGAACGATTCCTGGTGTCGCCAGCGTGACGAACCCCGGCAACGCAGCGGGTGGTGCGGACGCTGAGACCACCGACAACATCCGCAAGTCGGCGCCGAAGAACCTGCGAGCGCTCGACCGGGCCGTGACGCTCAGCGACTACAAGACGCTGGCCCAGAAGGTGGCGGGCGTGCAGTACGCCAACGCCACGGCGACCGTGTACACGAACGTCCTCATCTACCTCGCCCCCGTCGGCGGAGGCATCGCACCCGCCACCCTCAAGAACCTCGTCATCAACTACTTGGCAGACAAGAAGATGATCAACACCTCGATCACGATCCTCGACCCCACCTACACGCCTGTGAACATCACGGCCGTCGTGGACGTGCTCGACAACTACAGCCGGGAGGCGGTGCGCCAGACGGTGGCGAACCGCATCGCATCCCTGCTCGACCTGACGAGGGTGGACTTCGCCTTTCGGGTCGCCTTGTCCGACGTGTACGAGGTCATCGCCAAGGTCGAGGGCGTCGACTACGGCACCATCAACGTGCTCTCGAAGACCGCCGTGGGGCTCGCCGACGTGCAGACCGGGCAGTTCGAGATCCCAGTCGCCGGAACCATCACCGTGACCGCCACCGGCGGCTTGATCGGATCTTGAGGAGAGAATCGTGGCCACCTTCCCCGCAGGCATCAAGATCTTCACGACCCGTGTCGATCTCCTCGACATCGTGTTGGCGGGACACGTCAACGAGATCTATGAGGAGATCGTCGCCGTCCAGCAGGTGCTCGGCGTCAACCCGGGAGCGTCCGCAGCCCGAGCGACCACGTACGGCACGGTCGACGCACGCTTGGAGGCGCTGGAGTCTGGCTACGCCCAGACCGGTCACACGCACGCCTCGGCGCTCTCAAACACGGTCTTCGACTCCGCTGGCGACCTGATCGTCGGGACGGGGAACGACGCCTTCGGGCGCCTCGCTCGTGGTTCCGCTCAGCAAGTGCTACGGGTCAACGCAGCCGGGACCGGGCTGGAGTACTTCACGCTCGCTGGCGCCTCGACCGCCTTCGTCCCGAACACGATCTTCGACGACACGGGCGACCTCGTGGTGGGCACCGGCAACGATGTCTATGCACGCCTGCCTCGGGGCTCGGCGGCGCAGTACCTCAGGGTCAACGCTGCGGGCACGGGCCTGGAGTATGGAGCGCTGCCTTCCGGCAACAGCCTCAAGACGGTCCGCATCCCCCACACCTGGCACATCCCCGGCGAAGTGAAAGTCGCCTCGGGCGACATCGACTACATCATGGGGTTCGTCGTCCCCGACCAGTTTGGTGCTGGATCCGGCACCACGCTCGCTGGCGTGCGTGCGAAGTTGAACAGCGGGACGAGCGTGGTGGTCGGGATCTACCGCAACGGCAACCTCATTTACAACTTCACCGTCACGACCGCCATGACCAACCCGGCCGGAGCGGCGACGGTCTTCTTTGGTGGTGATCTCATCACGATCATCGTGTCCAACCCGATCGGCTCACCGAGGAACCTGATGGTCAGCGCCCAGTTCGACTACACGTCCTGATGCGGAGCGCATGATGCCTCTCACCCCAATCGGCACCGAGGTCGAGGCTGTTCTTGACGGCGTGGTCACCTGATGCCGCCGATCGTGCAGAGTTTCGCTTTCACAGGAGCCGTCCAGAACTTCGTTGTCCCAGTGGGCGTCTCCTCAATCCAGGTGGAGTGCTGGGGAGCACAAGCAACTGGAGTCACGATTAACCAAGTCACGGGAGGGTTGGGCGGCTACGCCAAAGGCAACTTGGCGGTTACCGTCGGCGAAACGCTAACCATCTACGTGGGCGGCGGAAACGGGTACAACGGAGGTGGGGATGCTCCAACGATCAACAACGCCAACAACAAGGGCGGCGGTGCCACCGACCTGCGCCAGGACGGTGTAGCGCTTGGCAATCGCCGTATCGTGGCGGGCGGTGGCGGCAGTACTGCTGAAACCCTTGCGGCCGGGGGCTTGTACGGTGGTGCGGGAGGCGGTGGCTACTACGGCGGTGGCGGTGGCTCCAACAACTTCGCACCTGGTCAAGCGGGCTCGCTTGGACAGGGCGGAAACGCTGGCAATAGCAGCGATAGCAACCAGAGTGTCCCCAGCCAACCCGGCGGAACCGGCGGCGGACTGACGGGTGGCGACGGGGGAGGGACGGTTAGCGGCAAGGGTGGAACGCAGGTTGCGGGTGGTGTGGGTGGTGCCGTCGCCGGTACTGCCACTGGCGGTTCGGGCGGTGGCGGCTCGTCCTACCTGGGTGGTGTGACTAACGGCGTCACGACGGCTGGCTCGAAAACGGGCCACGGCGCCATGACGCTCACCTATGAAGTCAGGCTCGACGGCCCTCGGATGATGGCCTGATGCGCATTCAGACCGACACCTTCGATCACCCGGGTGGGGTCGAGGCGGACCTGACGCTGCTCCTTGGTGCTGACGTGCGTGCCTGCGCCATCACCCGTAACGAGAAGCGTCGGTTGGCAAGAAGGGGAGGGCAGTAGTCATCGCTATTTACGGCGTCTCCTATTACGGCCAGGACACCTATGGCCTCGCTGGTCCGGTGCAGTTCGAGGTCCCATACTTCAATGCGGACCCGATCGGCTACGACTCGCTGTTCATCGCCTGGGGTGCGCCTTCGGGCAACTTCGACACGATGCGCCTCGTCAGGAACTCGTACGGGTTCCCCACGACCATCTTCGACGGCGTGACGCTCAACGAGGGCCTGAACCTCTCGTTCCTCGACACCGACCTCCAGCCGGGGAACTTCTACTACTACACGCTCTTCGTGCACTCGACGAGCCCGGACCGCTGGGTGGTGGCGGGCAACATCATCGGCCTCGTGGTCGAGGATCACAACCACCGGGGCGTGATGTGGGACTACACGGCCGACTACATGAAGGAGGCCGACCAACTCTTCTGGACGGACGCCGAAGACCGTGGCCCGCTGCAGCGCTTCCTCATGCTCTTCGCCTACGAGGCCGACCGCATCCAGACGGAGATGGGCACGCTCGCTCGGGTGACCGACATCAACCGGGTGTCGGGCGGGCTCCTGCCTGCATTCGCCGAGCAGTTGGGCGTGGGGTACGAACCCGAGATCGGGATGCGTCAGACGAGGATCCTCGTCACGAACGCCATCCACCTCTACAAGACGAAGGGGACCAAGCCCGGGATCGAGGGCGTGGCCACTGCGTACACGGGCTTCGGTGCGGACGCAGTGGTGGGACGCAACCTGGCGCTCGACCTGAACGACGCCAACTTCGAGCAGTCGATCGGCAACTGGGTGGGTGGCACCAGCACCACCCTGTCTCGGGACAACGCCCTCTCGCTTCCCGCCGGAAGCACGTACTACCTCCGCCTCACGTCAAGCGCTGCGGTTGACGCCTCCGCTTCACTCGGGATCCTCGGTGCCATCCCCATCACGGGTGGTCAGGCGTACACGGCGAGCATCGTGTCACAGGCCCTCACGATCGGGCGTGCTGTCAGCGTTCAGATCAACTGGTACACGGGTGACGGTATCTACATCATCTCCACCTTCTGGGGCGACGGTGTGGTCAACGGCGTGGGCTCGTGGACTCGTTCGTTCATCAACGGCCTGGCCCCTTCGCTCGCAGCACTGGCCACCGTGAACGTACGGGCGGTGGGCACGGCGAACGGCGAGGTGCATGCCTTCGACACGATGCAGTTCGAGCGCACCATCAACCGCCTCACGGCCAACCAGGCGTCGGTCGAGACGAACCTGGACGGGATCTCCGGCTCGAACCCGTTGGGGAACCCTGCCACCATCACCCGGGACACGAGCCGATTCACGAAGGGGACTGCATCCGTGAGGTGCGTCACATCCTCGTACGGCGGCATCAGCCTGTCGGCCGTGCACATGGTGGCTGGCGTGATGTACACGCTGTCGGCCGACGTGTTTGTCGAGGGCACTGGCACGTTCCCGTTCCGGTTCTACGTCACGTTCGGCACGACCGACTTCTTGCTCGGCGACACCCTCTCTCGCTACAAGACGGTCACGAGGGGCTCGTGGCAGCGGCTCGTCCAGCAGATCTCGGTCGGCTTCACGGGGACCTACGACCTGTACCTGCGAAGCGACGCCGCCACGGGGGGGAGCACGAACCTGCTCACCGCCGAACAGTCCTCGTTCGAGGGCGGGACGACCGGCGGCCACATGACCGTCGTGTCCGGCGTGACATTCGCCAACTCGTCGGCGCAGGCATTCTCGGGCACCAGGTCACTGCAGGTGCAGAACAGAAACACGGCCATTACGACGTCTACCGAGGCGTTCGTCTACAGCGAACTCATCACGGCATCTCCTGGCACGACTTACACCTTCTCTGCTTACGTTCGCTCAGCGTCTGCTTGCACGTTGTCGATGGAAAGTCAGTTCGACTTGGTTCCTGGGACAGTTCGTACAAGTGGCCCGAGCACAGTATTGGCGGCAAACACCTGGACCCTCTTGCAAGTTACGGCTACTGCACCAGCGGGGACCGTTCAACTTCGAGCCAACATCAGGGCGCTGTCCCTAGCGGCGAACCAAGTCATCTTCGTGGACAACGTTCGAGCCGAGGTTGGTACTGGCCCGGGTGCTACGTTCTACTCCGACGGCCTCCAGTTCGAGGAAGGCGCCACTGCGTCCCGCTGGGTGTCGCCTGGCCCGACCACCTGGCAGCCTGCTCGGGAGATCCAGATCTACCTCCTCGGGAACCGGGAGAACAAGGTCCCTAACCCGTCGGCCGAGGCGAGCACGTCCGGCTGGGCGGAGGGCGCCAACACGACCCTCACCCGCACGTCCGCCACACACCGGGAAGGCGCCGCAGCCTTCCGCCTCACGGCCATCGCAGCCGGGACCATCTCGGCGTTCACGGCGAGGGGCATCGCCAGCATGGCGCTCGGCGGCACGGGGACCGGCAGCACGTGGGCGCAAGCGACCGGTACATGGGCTTCGGCCACCCGCACGTGGACGGCCTCTGCAGGTTCGGCGCCGGTCGAGACGCTGTCCATGCCGGTGATCGGTGGCGAGTGGTACTCGGCGCAGTGCGGGTTCCGAGCGAACACGGTCGGACGAGCGACGTCGATCACCATCGCTTGGTACACGATCAACGGAGTCTTGATCACGGAGCCCGCTGGCACGCAGGCGAACGACACGCCCGGCACGTGGGCTCGGCTCGCAACCGTCACCGCTCAGGCGCCCGCCACCGCAGCGTTCGCAGCGCTCGTGGTGAAGGTGTTCGGAGTGGCAGCCGGAGAGATCCACGACTTCGACGCCGTGATGTTGGAGCAGAGCCGAGCCGTGAACGGGTACTTCGACGGCAACTCGTCACCCAGTTCAGACTTCTTGTGGGGAGGGACTGCACACCTCACCCGGTCGTTCTACTACCCGAGGAGGGACACGAAGAACTACCGTCTGCTGCAGGTGATGCCTGAGTACATCCCGGCGGGGGCATCCTTCTCTCTGAAGTACGGCATCGACACCCCCGCCACATCTGTCTGAAGGAGACCACACGAACATGGCCATGAACTTCAACGAGACCCGAGCGCTCACGCAGGACGCTCAGAACCGTGCGCTCCGATCGTTCATGATCGGGCTCGCCATCGACACCCTCGTCGGCATCACGCTCGTGCTGCTGACCACGTTCGGAGATGCCGAGGCGTGGGGTGATCTGGAGTGGACGATCCTGTCCTTCTCGATCGCCAAGTCGTTCATCCAGAGCGCTGGGTCATTCATCCTGCGCCGGTTCCTCGACCCGTCGAGCGTCCCGACTCCCCTGCCCCCCACCCCGCAGCCCGAACCCAACGTCGTGGACCCGGCGCCGTGAACGATGCGCTCGGGCTCACCGCCCTGGCGTTCGTGATCGTCAAGGTCGTCGACCTCGTCAAGCAGGGCGTCCCGTGGGGCCTGCCAGGGTGGCAGAAGAGCACCCTCAGCGTCGTTCTGGGGGCCTGCGGCGGGATTTGGCTCCTAGGAGGGCGGGATGGCCTCCTGGGGGGTCTGGCGGCCGCTGGTGGCGCCTCATTCCTCCACGAGATCATGGGCCTACTGTCCATGCGTAGCGACGATCTCGTCCAGACGATCATGAGCCGGGCCGACCCGGCCGCCAGGATGCGAGCACGCCGATGAAGATCAGCAACAACTTCTACAACCCTGACCCCCGGTGGGGGACGCCGACATCGACGTCGAACTACTCGGTGTCGTGGAGCAACAACACGATCGGCCCCAACGAGGGCGACGGGCTCGCAGGCGTTCGTGAACCGCTCGTTCCGATCCAGCCACTCGACAGCGGGTCCATGGCACCCGCACTCCCGGGGGACAGATGAAGCACCGCATCCAGGTCTACCGCTCCCGCTCCCTGCTCTCGACCGAACGCTGGCGCTGGCGCCTCGTGTCCAGCAACGGGAACATCATCGCCACGTCCGGCGAGGGCTACCGGCACAAGGTCGACTGCCGCAACATGGCCGAGCGGGTGGTCCGAGGCGACTACAGCAACGTGACCATCGAGTCGTGATCGTCTTCTGCGACAATCCTTCGGGCTGGCATCCGACCCTCCACCGGAACGAGTCGCATCACCACCCGCCGAAGTCGTGGACGCTCAACAACGGCGCCACGTCGAAGATCCTCGAACTCTGTGGCCTCTGCCACAACGAGTACCACGCTCTCCTGAACGAGTACGTCCGGGCCAAGGGCCTGCCGGCGTGGGAGATCCGGCGCACGTACGGGCTCTTCATTCGCACGGTCGTCCAGGAGTGCTGGGACAAGCGGATCGAGGGGAAGACGCCCTACACGACGGTGCAAGGAGTTGACACAGCAGCCTGACGGTCCCCTATGCTCAGCACTGGAGACGTCCACGCAATGATGAGAGAGGCGAAGGGGTTGTCCGGCCCCCTCGCCTCTCTTGCTGTCTGGGCTCAGCGCTGACGGAGCACGGGGTCGTGGTCGTCGTCGTAGTTCAAGCCCTGCTGGTGGGACTCGCCGACGTGGTGGCGGGTGGCGAAGCCGACGGCGTTGTCGGGGGGTGACATCTCAGTGTCGAGGCCGCACGTGGTGCACTCCTCGAACTGGGCCTGGCTGAGCGCTCGCTGTGTCATGCCGAACAGTCTGGCAGCAGAGCCCTGCCGGCCGGCAGCGACCGCTGGAGCCGGATGATCGACATCCTCTCCGCCTCCAGCACGGGGAGCGCCCACCGAAGCGCTGACGCCTCGGCGAGCGGTTGGAGCCCATCAGTCAAACCCCCGACACCCGCAGTAGAAGGAGTCGGTCGGGCGGCCCTCGGTCATCGGCTCGAAGGGGTGCTGGCAGCGAGCCGAGACCTCGGGGCGGACCCGGCTGGGGTCGAAGCGGTGGGCCACCTCGTAGAAGCGGCACACCCGGCACACGTGGTCCTGGGTCCCGGGAGCAGCGCTCTCGAAGAAGGCAAGCGACGCACGGTCAGCGCTCGGACGAGTCTCGCCGCACGAGCAGCGGGTGGTGCGGGCGCTCATCGGCCGTACCGGATCGCCGAGGTGGCGTCGTCAGCGGCCCGCTGGAAGAAGGCCCAGTCGTCGGGGAAGCCGACGTCCTCGAACCGGTCGAGCGTGGCCGTGCAGACCTCGATGACCTTGGCGTGGTCGCCCCGGTTCTTGGCCCGGGTCACGTTGGACTTGCCGGACCGGTAGGCCTTCGTGACTGCTGCGTAGTCGATGCTCATGCTGGGCTCCTGGGCTGGGGTGGCGGGGCTGACAGAAACCAATCTACAGGATCTGAACGAGAGTTGCAAGTCCTGACGTGTCGAGACTTGAAGAAGTTGCGCCGAGCCCCGACCAACGTGGCAGACTGCCACCTCCCACCAACCGGACACAACCCGGACAACCCCAAGGAGCAACACCAGTGCCAGCGAAGAAGACAGAGATCACGATCGGCCTCATCGGGCTCGGCGAGACCACCCCGGAGAACGCCATCGCCCTCCTCGAAGATCTGACGGGCGCCTTCGACGACGCTCGGTTCATCCTCCCCGTCTCGGGCGAGCAGTGGTCCGACACGCTCGGCGAGATCGCCGACTGGATCATCGACCAGCAGATCCCGTTCGAGGCCGTCGTCACGGACGACTCGGCCGCCGACCGCAAGTTCAAGCCGATCCTCGCCGAGGCCGAGAAGGAGCACAAGGTCGCTCGGGTCCCGCACAAGATCGTCAACCTCCTGGAGAAGGCGGCCGAGCCCCGGCTCGTGATCTTGTGGGACGACGATGACGGCGACTGCGAGGCCGCCATGGACAAGGCGATCGAGAAGAACATCGAGTGTCTCGACCTCACGAACGGGCTCGACAAGTTGGAGTACGACGCCGACGAGCCCGAGGGCGGCGGGGAGCCGGAGGAGGACGCCAAGCCCGCCAAGAAGTCGAAGGCCGACGACGAGAACGCCGAGGACACGAGCGGGGAGCAGGACGGGGTCGACAATCCCTACACCCGGGATGAACTCGAAGCGATGGACTCCGACGCCCTCAAGGACATCGCTGGCGAGTGGGGCCTGACGGTCCCGCCCCGGTCCCGGGCGAAGAAGTACATCGAGGCGATCTTGGCGGCGCAGGGCGAAGCACCCGCCGACGAGCCCGAGGACGAGCCCGAGGAGCGGACGTCTCGGCGCAAGGACAAGGACGATGAGCCCGAGGTCAGCGGTGGGTCCGCCAACGCCCTCGGCTTCGACGCCATCGAGGGTCACCTGGCGGGTATCCACACCACGCTCGGAGTCCTGACCCACGAGATCGTCCACGCCATCAGCCGCCTCGCAGCGGCGCTGGAGCACCTCCCCTCGGAGTTGGCCGCTCCTGTGTCCAGCGGGCCTGAGATCGACGCTGAGGGGCCTCAGGATGAGCCCCAGGCGAAGGCTGCCCCGAGGCGCCGGATCGCCAAGAAGTAGCGTCACCCGTGGAGCCTGGCCTGTAGTGACAGCAGGCCAGGGCTCGACTGCACCACCAACCGGACGCAGTACCTCCACGGACAGGGAGACCATGAGCATCAACGCATGCGCCAATCTCGGCGACCACGAGCACCAGATCTTCGCCCTCATCACGAGGGCGGGCAAGAACAAGGCACACAGCCTCTCGAAGACCACGAAGGCCGACTTGGCCCGTGACCTCGGACTCGACCCCGTCACCGTGAAGGTCTCGGTCGACCTCCTCATCGCCGACGGCCTGATCTCGAACTCGGCGGGACCGGATGGCGAGAACTTCATCCTGGAGAAGCGCTGCTTCTGCCCTGGGATGAGTACGAGACACGGCACGTGTCTCGGGGAGAGTGTATGGTCTCCGACCAGACACCGACCCCCAGTGCTGGGTCTCCGACCCGGCACCGGAAGCGGAGAGGCCGAAGCCGAGAGCCTTCAAGCCTTGGCAAGTGTCAAGGTCTCAACACTTGAGAAAGAAAGGCGGGTCGTGAGGCGCCCGCCCCCCGTCATCGAACTCCCGGACGACGTGGACGACTGGAACGCACGGCACCTCGCCATCTACTTCGGGCGGGAGACGTACGTCCCCGGCGAGCCCAAGACCACGAACTTCAGGGCCATCGCAGCGTTCATGGCCGAGTGGCGAGCGGACGGCGTGAGCAATGAGATGATCGTCGCCATGATCGACGCCTTCGCAGCCGACCCTCGCTTGCGGAAGAGCGGCACGCCGTCGTGGCTCTCGTTCCTCGGGCTGCGTGCTCGCCTCTTCGAGGACGCCAAGCGGCACACGGCTGACGAGGAAGCGAAGGCGCACGTCAACGACAAGTCGTACTGGCTCGGCTCGCAATGGGTCGACGAGCGGGAGGCAGACTGAGGCATGGCAGATCTCTGGTGGCAAGACGCAGTCCAGAACCGAGCGCCCTCTTCGTTGTGGGGCACGTACACCGACAACGGTGAGCCGAAGGGCATCCTCCACACGACCGAGACGTCGGGCTTCACGCCGCACGGCACGAAGTACGGCGGCTGGCACACCTCGTATCCCCACTTCACCGTGGTGATGCTCACGAACGGGACCGTGCTCGTGTACCAGCACATCCCCGTGAACAGGGCGGCCCGAGCCCTCAAGAACCTGGCGGGCGGTGTCCAGACGAACCTCGATCGCATCGTGCAGGTCGAGATCGTGTGGCGTGCTGCGGCGGGCGGCCAGATGCCGACGGCTCTCCTCGATGCGCTGCGCCGCCTCATGCGGTGGGTCGAGTACGTCACGGGCGTGCCCCGCCGAGCGGTCGACTCGTTCCACCACTACCCGCCCGAGAACGGTGCCCGCCTCGGCCGGGAGCCGTGGCGCATGAGCGGCCCCGAGTTCGACGCCTTCTCCGGCTGGCTCGGCCACCAGCACGCACCGGAGAACTGCGTACACCCCGACACACCAATCCTCTGCGCTGACCTCACGTGGCGACCCGCAGGGGGCCTTCAGGTTGGTGATGAACTGATCGCCTTCGATGAAGAGACAGAGAAGATCGGGAACGCCAATGGTGGACGGCGCTACCGAAAGTCCGTCGTCACCCAGAACAGGCCAGCAGTCAAGGATTCATACAGACTCATCACAACACAGGGGGAGGTCGTGGCCAGCGCCGATCACCCCTGGTTGGTCCGCCTGCCTTACGTCAACCGAGGCTCACGAATCGCCTGGGTGAAGACAAGCAACCTTGACACCGAGAAGCACCGAATCATCAGCACCGGAGATCTCTGGGAGGCTGAGGACTCTCGCATGGCTGGCTGGATGGCGGGCGTCCTCGATGCTGACGGACATGCCTTTGCTGGAGGCCGACACGGGTCATGGGTCGGATTCGGTCAGGTTGATGGTGAAGTCCTTGACCTGTTCTTGGCTGAGTGCGACCGGCGTTCTTACACGACGAAGGTCATCCGTCGTGATTGGACCAAGCGTAAGGCTCTTTCCGAGAACCCGAAGGACTTCACAGATGTGCGCATCCTCGGTGGGATGTGGAAGACGTTGGAGGTACTCGGAACCCTGCGCCCAGCACGGCTCTTGGCCAAGGGCCAGCGGATGTGGGAAGGCGCTGTAATCGGCAAGACCACTGGCGACGTGGCCATCTTGAGCGTTGAAAGTGTTGGCAAGCAGCCAGTTGCTTCTCTCACGACATCTACGTCTACCTACATCGCATCCGGCCTGCTTTGCCACAACACGCACGGCGACCCCGGCAAGATCAACATCAAGTACCTGCTCGACGTCCCCATCCTGCGCCCCCTGGAGGAGCCCATGTTCTTCGCCTACACCCCCGCCCCCGTCTGGCCCAACGGTCGAGTGACCTTCGGCGAGGTGAACGCCAGTGGCATCGTCACGATCCACAACGACGTGTCCGCCCTCGACAAGGCCAAGCCCCAGTGGTTCAAGGGCGACCTTCGCACCACGCCGCTGGCGCTCGGCGGTCACATCATTGGGGCCACGGCCCTCGGCTCGCCCGAGGACGGCTACCGCCTGTACGCCGCTGACGGCGGAGTGTTCACGTTCCAGTGAGCACCGACCAGCACCGGATCCCGAAGCGCTTCCAGGGCAAGACGCTGGCGGACTACGGGACGTCCGGTCGAGGCGACGGCGAGTCGAAGGGGCTCGTCGCCGCCTACGCCGAGCAGATGTGCGAGCACCATGAGGACGGGCGGGGCCTCCTCCTCGTTGGTCCCCCGGGGGTTGGCAAGACGATGCTCGGTTGCATCGTGCTCAACGAGGCGCTGAGCCTGGGCCACAAGGTCCACTACCTGACGCTTGCTGGCTACGTGCAGATGCTCATCGACAACATCAACCTGAAGTCGGCGTGGGAGAAGATGGGCGACGTCGAGGCCTTCGACGACTGGAACGACCGCCGCAAGTACCAGCGCATGCTGCGCAACGACATCGACTTCCTCATGGTCGACGACGTCGGCAAGGAGCACACCACCACCACCCGGTTCGCCGAGGACGAGTTCGATCTCCTGCTCCGGTACCGGTTTGACAAGGGCCTGCCGACGATCATGACCACCAACACGCCCATCGACTTGTGGGCCAAGACCTACAGCGAGTCGATGGGGTCCTTCATCTACGAGGCGTGCGAGCACGTTGCTGTCGACGGCGTGGACGCACGCCGCCGCAAGCGCTAGACCATCGACCCACCCACGGACAGGGGTAGCACGTGCAAGGCAACGACATCTCCAACGAGACACCGGACAGGTTCCTCTTCGTGTTCGAGGGCCTCATCGCCACCCTCCCGGACAAGGAGGCCAGGGCGAAGGCAGCGGTGCTCGAACGCCTCGGCCGCCACAAGCACGCCGCCCGCTGCTGGCGGTTCGACCCGCACACCACGAAGCGCCTGTGGGACCTGGCCTGGCGCCACCACTACCGCTTCGACATCGTGACGTTCAAGGACCCCGACTTCGCCGAGGAGATCGGCAAGCGGATGGACCACCTTGCCCTCCCTGTCAGCAGCGTCTTCGCTACCACCGTGCCCCTGCTGGCGCAGGAGTTGTCGTTTATGCCGAGCGTCGCTGCCGTGTTCGACGCAGACCCCGAGCGCAGGTTCTCGTGGGGCAACAGGGGCCGCCACGTGTCGGACCCCTCGACGTTCAACCCGTTCGCCTAGTGGACGTCGAGCGCAACCTCATCAGCAAGGCCGTCCGGGAACAGGATCTGAAGCCTCTCTTCGAGGCCAAGATCACGGTCGACTTCTTCCAGGACGAGGAGCACCGCAAGGTCTTCCTGTGGGTTGGCGAGTACTACGCTAGGTACGGCGAGTGCCCGACGTCCAAGGCGTTGAAGCAAGAGTTCGCCTCGTACTCGCTCATTGACACGAGCGAGCCGTACGCCTACTACCTCGACGAGATGCGGGACCGCCGCAAGCACGCCCTCATGACCGAGACCCTGCAGGCGTCAGCGCAGGCGGTGCAGGCGGGCGAGACGGACGAGGCCGTCAAGCACCTGACGGATGGGCTGCTGAAGATCGGGACGGAGGTGTCGGTCCTGCGGGACACGAACCTCGTGGAGACGGGTGAGACCCGACTGGAGCGCTACCGGATCATGCGAGACAACCCTGGCCTGCACGGGATCCCGACCGGCTTCCCCTCGATCGACCTGGCTACGGGCGGCTTGCAGAACGAGCAGTTGATCACGCTCGTCGGGCTGCCCAAGGCGGGCAAGAGCACGATCGCCCTCGCCATCGCCGTGCACGCACACACGCAGGGCAAGAGCGTGCTGTTCGTGGGCTTCGAGATGAGCAACGATGAGCAGGAGGCACGCCACGATGGCATGCGGGCGGGCATCAACTACCAGCGCCTGATCCACGGGAAGATGACGCCTCGGGACGAGCGTGCGCTGGAGAAGGCGTACAAGTTGCAGGAGTCGCTGCCCCCGTTCGTGCTGTCGTCCGATATCCAGTCCGCCACCACGGTCAGCGGGCTGGCGGCCAAGGCGGAGGAGTACCAGCCGGACCTGATCGTGGTCGACGGTGCGTACCTCATGGAGTCCGAGATCCCAGGTGTCGAGCCGGGCTCACCGCAAGCGCTCACGTCCATCACCCGCTCGCTCAAGCGGATGGCGCAGCGCATCCAGCGCCCGGTCCTCATCACCACGCAGGGCCTGTCGTGGAAGCATTCGAAGAAGCGGGGCATCACGGCCGACACGATCGGCTACTCATCCTCGTTCGCTCAGGACTCGGACGTGATCCTCGGCGTCGAGTCGATGGCGCCGGAGATGATGAACGTGGCGAAGTTGAACATTGTCGCCGCCCGTGCTGCGCCGAGCGGGCACTCGTTCTTCATCAGGTTCGACTGGGAGACGGGCTCGTTCGACGAGAGCGAAGAGGACGAGATGGAGGCGCCCGATGCGTACGACGCCGGAGACCTCTAGGCCTGCGCTCGTCATCCCCGCCGACATGGAGGGCCTGCTGGAGTCGCTCGCCCTCGACATCGACACACGCCTCTCCGATGAGGAGGAGACGTGGGCGCTGTGCCCGAGCCCCAACCACAAGGACAGCAAGGCGTCGTGGTCGATCAACACCGACACGGGCCTGCACTCGTGCTTCTCCTGCGGGTACAAGGGCAATTTGCTCGGGCTCGTGCTCGACGTCACGGGCCGGGACGTGTTCGAGGCCAACCGGTTCATCCGGGGCTTCGGCGTCGACCTGGAGAAGATCATCCAGTACCTGGCGGCCCCCGCCAGTACCGAGCCCGAGGCAGTGCGCACGTTCAGCGAGGACGCCCTCGACGTCTACGGCGACCCACCTGCAGCACAACTCCAGGAGAGGTCGCTCAGCCTCGCCTCCTGCCGTCGCTACGACGTGGTGTGGGACCAGAGCGATTCCTCGTGGATCCTCCCTGTACGGGCACCACAGGGGGCTCTCGTGGGCTATCAGGTGAAGCGCAAGGGTTACGTCCGCAACCGGCCCATCAAGATCAAGAAGAGCCACTGTCTGTTCGGCCTCGACCAGGCGGAGCCGGGCGCCCCGCTCGTGCTTGTGGAGTCCCCGCTCGACGTCGTGCGCCTGCACACGGCTGGCGTGCCCAACGGCGTCTCGTCATTCGGCGTGGTCGTGAGCGAGGAGCAGATGAAGTTGGTCATCACCCACACGGACCGCCTCGTGCTGGCGCTCGACAACGACTCCGCCGGGAAGAAGCGGACCCAGGAGATCTTGACGGGCGTCTCGTATGATCGACGTGGCAAGCCGAAGCAGGGCATCAACTGGGCCAAGCGCTTGAACATCTCGGTGCTCGACTACGCAGCCCTCGACGTGAAGGACCCAGGTGACATGACCGACGACCAGATCCACCACGCCATCGACACCGCCATCCCCGCCGTCCTCTGGAGTGCGTGATGACCCCGCTGAAGCAGTGCCCGCAGTGCCATCTCGATCTCGTCGTGCAGTTTCCCGGAGACGATGAGACGCCCGGATGGCGTGAGTGCAGGAAGTGCCACACCGAGTTCCCGCTGGAGCCCGATGTTCCTCGGTGAACTGCGTCCGTTCCAAGAAGAAGCGGTCGACCGCATGGTCAATCAGAAGCGCCTGCTCGTGGCGTTTCACATGGGGCTAGGGAAGACAATCCTGACGATTGCTGCAGTTGAGCGCCTCATCGAGTCTGGTGAGGTTGGGGGCGGTCTCATCATCGTGCCAGCGACCCTGAAGTACCAGTGGGAGCGACAGATCGCCAAGTTCACCGACGGCGCCATCTCGCTCGTGATCGACGGCGGCCCCGAGAAGCGCAAGGCCCTGTACCAGCAGGTTCTGAACGGCGAGATCGAGTACACGATCATGAACTACGAGCAGGTCGTCAACGATTGGGCGATCGTGCGGGACCTGCCTCGGGACTTCATCGTGTGCGACGAGGTCACCGCCATCAAGGGCTTCAAGTCCCTGCGGACCAAGCGCATCAAGAAGATGCGAGCCCGCTACCAGTGGGGCCTGAGCGGCCAGCCTGTGGAGAACGTGCCCGAGGAGTTGTTCTCTGTCATGGAGTGGGTTGACCCCGTCGTGCTCGGGCGCTTCGACATCTTCGACATGTCGTTCATCGTGCGCAACGGGTACGGCGCCGTGCTGCGCTACAAGAACCTCCCGACCCTGCACAAGAAGGTCTCTGCCGCCATGGTGCGCAAGACCCGGCAGGACCCTGACGTCCGGGACCAGATGCCGAAGGTGTCCGAGGAGGTGGTGCTCGTTTCGTTTGACACGCCCGGCCGCACGCTCTACCGCAAGATCGCCAAGGACTTGCAGGTCGAACTCGCCAACGTCGTGTCGGGATCGTTCGACGTCTACAAGCACTACTCGGGCGAGGGCCGGAGCAAGGAGGAGATGCAGCAGCAGGGGAAGATCATGGCCAGGCTCACGTGCCTGCGCATGCTGTGTGATCACCCGGAACTCCTTCGCCTCAGCGCCAAGGCGTTCGACGACGACACGCTCACGACCGGCTCGAAGTACGCCAGCGAACTGAAGGCGGCGGGCGTGCTGAAGGCAACCCTGCAGGCGCCGAAGATGGAAGCCACGTTGGAGTTGATCGAGGACATCCTGTCGGCCGATCCACGCAACAAGGTCGTGCTGTTCTCGTTCTTCAAGAGCACGCTCGGGCTCTTGAAGGACGCCACGTCCGCCCTCACCAAGAGCGTGATCTACACGGGCGACATGAACGCCAAGCAGAAGGACGCAGCGAAGCAGACCTTCGACACCGACCCCGAGTGCGTGGTGGGGTCTACCTACGTCGAGTCGGTCGGGGATCTCCTAGCGGTCACCCGTGCGCTGTACCAGGGGGAGGTGGTCACGGCGGCTACGGCGTCGGGGGTAGGGCTCTCCGTTACCGCAAACCACCCGGTGCTCACTCGGCGAGGGTGGCTGCCCGCATCGGACCTTCGTCCAGGTGATGAGGTATTCCGCCAGCGCAGGGGTGACCGGGCTTCTACGGGCCATGACTTCCAGGACGCACCACTCACGGCGGAGCAACTCTTCGATGCGGCTTTGGCGGTTGGATCGAGCACGAGTCGATCCACCAAACCCGGTGACTTCCACGGCGATGCGGGGGCTTTCCAAAGCGAAGTCGACGTTGTAGTAGTGGATCATCTTCTGAGGGATCGGCTGTTCGGAAAGCAGGGGAGTGACAAGGTTGATGAAGTCCCGCTCTCCAACGCTGGTGGGGAGACGCCCTTGCGCCAGACGTTCGACGGTCGCAGCCCGCTTCACCTTCGTGGACTCACCCATTACACGCCCTCGGGCAGCGGCGTGAGCGTTTCTCATGTCGGTGGCGTAACTCGACCGGGGCCTGATCTCGATACCGCTCTCGGTCAACAGGCGCTGGACCTTACGGAACCCGGCGGAGTGCTTTGCCATGAGGTCGGCGACTGTGGCTCCTTCGAGGTAGTCGGCGATGAGGTCCTCAGCGTCGACAGTGCTGTCTCTTCCCTTCACGTCTATAACCTCCACACGTCATCCGGGATCTTTCTTGCTGAGAGTGTAGTTGTACACAACTGCAGGCTGTTCCTGTCGAGCGACGCCGGGGGCACGGGTCTCGACCTCCCGAACGCCAACTACCTCATCAACTACGACCTCCCGTGGAGCGCCGGGAAGATGGACCAGCGCAACGCACGGATCATCCGGCTCTCGACCGAGTTCGAGTCCGTCACCCTGATCAACATGATGATGCGGGGCTCGATTGAGGAGCGCCAGTACGAGATGCTGGAGCGCAAGCGCTCGATCGCCAGCGCCGTCATGGACGGGCGGGGCATCGACAAGCAGGGCGAGTTGAAGTTGGACGCCACCACCCTGACCGAGTTCCTCGACGCCACGAGTGTCTGACGTTGGTCGTGTTCCTCATGGTGGTCACGCTCTCCGCCCTGCGCCCCGGCGGGCTGTACATCATCGAGGACGTGACCGTTCAGATCCCGGCCTTCGACATCTGCGAGGCGACCATGCGGGCCACGTACGCAGCCCAGCAGGTGGTGCCCGGCAGCCGTCTCGCAGACGTGCGGTTGCAGGACATCCTCGGCTGACTTGCGGCCAAGTGTTGAGGGGTGTACAGTTACACCCATGCCCACCACCCAGCCTCGCACCGTCGCCACCGCCTTCATCGTCGGCACGATCGTCGACACCGGCCCCGGCGACTTCTGCTGGACGTTCGACGTCGTCCACCGCACCCACAAGTTCGTCACCCTCCGCCAGCACGGCAACCCTGACCACGGTGCCTTCCGGGTCGGGATCAAGGTCTCCGACAGGTCGGGCAAGCCCTCCGAGTGGGCGCTGCCGTTCGGCTCGTTCTCGCAGGCGCCCGTCATCCGCCCGGGCCAGGCGGAGGTCTGACACAATGAGCGTTCAGATCTTCCACCCGCCTTAGGGTCGGGGTGTCACGCCAAGCCGTAAGGTCGACACGCAAGTCACGAGCGCTGTACACTTCAGAAAGCCACCACAAACCAGCCCAGGAGCCTCGCATGCCCGCCATCGCCCCCGCCGACCGCTACACCCTCTCCCGCCACTGCCTGAAGCAGGCGCAGGCGAAGGGCTTTGCTCCCGCCGACATCCTCGCCGCTGCGCACGACCCCCAGGTCACGTACGAGTCGCACCAGCACCCGGGCCAGTGGAAGTTCATCCGCAACGGCGTGGTCGCCGTCGTCGACCCGGCTGTGCACCTCGTCATCACGGTCTTCGTGAACGGTACGGTCACCCCGCTCCGAGCGGACCAGATCTGATGCCCGCCCCCGTCTCGTCCTCGTCCCTGCTTTCCTACCAGGAGCGCCCGGTTCGGCGCCCGAGCGTGAACCGTGGCCCCCACCCGGCCCGCAAGCCGAAGGCCAAGAAGTGAGCCGCCCGGCCCCTCAACTCCGCTGCTCGGAGAGGGGGGCCGGTCGCTCTACCCCCACCATTGACAGAACGAGAGGCAGTGCCCGCTGTGAGCCACGATGTCCAAACCATGTTCTCCGCCCAGGACCGAGCGCCTTGGTGGCAGGGAATCGGTGGGCAGTTCGCCACCGTCATCAGCGACGACGCCGTCGACTGGAAGCGTGCGCTCACGCTGGCCGGTGCGGACTGGCAGGTCGAGAAGCGGCGCCTCGTGGCCGTGCTCGACAGCGGGTACAGCCCGGAGGCGAGCGACTTCTACGCACTCGTGCGCATCGACACGGGCGCCGTGCTGTACGTGGTCGGTGGTCGCTACCACGTCGTGCAGAACAGCGACCTCTACGAGTTCGCCAGCAACATCTACGACTCGTCCGACGCCTCGTTCGTCACGGGCTGGGTCCTGCACGAGGGCCGCACGGTGGGCGCCACGCTCAACCTCGGCAAGGACATCATCGTCGGCGGCAAGCGGAACGGGGAGCGCATCCCCACGTACCTGAACGTCCTCAACCGGCACGGCGGCGGCTCACTCGAAGCGCACGTATCCCCCGTCCGGGTCGAGTGCAACAACACCCTGAACGCCTCGATCAAGAGCGCCCAGAGCACGTGGCGGATCCACCACAACGTGAACGCCACGAAGCGCATCGCCGAGGTCCGGGACACCCTGCAGTTGTCATACGAGTACACCGACGCCTTGCAGGTGGAGTTCAACGCACTCCTCGCCGAGCCCGCCACCGCTCGCACGGTCGACCAGGCGATCAAGGCCGTGTGGCCCGAGCCGGAGAAGGACACGAAGGCGTTCCCGCAGTGGCAGAACCGGCGGGGCGAGATCCAGTGGGTGTGGGAGAACAGCCCCAACCTCGCCAACGTCAAGGGCACCAAGTACGGGGTCTACAACGCCGTCGTCGAGAGGGCCGAGTGGGGTCGCCTCTTCTACGGGGCGGGCGGGAGCGTGGCCAAGAACGAGACGCTGCGCACCGACGAGGTCCTGTTCGGCCAGACGAAGGACATCGGCGAGACCGTGTTCGCCGCACTGTCGAGGGGTCCCGCCAAGGCTCGGCGCAAGGCAGTGGCACGTGGCTGACGTGTGTCTGGCCCAGCAGGAAGCCCGAGATGCGGTGCGTCGGGTCAGCGTCATCCGACCCACGGCTGACGACCTGGCCGACGCTGCCGTCGCCGCCGTGCTCGTCCACGCCAGGGTGTTGGTGGAGCATGCCCCCGAAGCGGACTACGACGGTGACCTCTGGTGTCGTCATGCCGACCACGACCTCAGGGGGCCGGACTGGCCCTGCCCTGACTACACCCGAGCATCGGAGGCGGTGAGCAGGTGAAGGTCGTGGACAGGTGCTGGAAGTGCAAGCACGCCCATCGCTTGCTCACGACCGTCGAGGACCCACTCCCGCACTACGGCTCATGCCTTCACGAGAGGTGCCTGTGTCGCTGCTGGAGCCCCTCCACGCCCAACCCGGCCTACGTGGTGCCCCCGACCATGAAGCACCTCTCAGCGGGCTCTGGAGACGGGGCACGCTCGGCCGGTCGAGAGGGTGGGGAGACCCACCACCGTCTGTCCGACCACCTCACGCACGAGGGCACCGAGACCATCACCCTCCAGGCGTACCAGCGGGAGATCGGAGTGGCTGTCACACCCCTCCCGTAGGCTAGTATCTGAAACCCCACCAACCAGAAGGAACCAGAGACATATGGCAACCGTAACCCGCAAGGTCGCTCGCAAGGGCACGAAGACCCAGGGTCCGTCCGTCGAGCAGATCGCTGAGCAGGCGGTCGTGTACCTCACCCTGCAGAAGCAGATCAAGGTGCTCACGGACAAGGCCGACGAGGTCAAGAAGGACCTCAAGTCGTCGATCGAGGTCGTCGGCTACGAGTCGGAGGGCAACCAGTTCTTCGACCTGCCGGAGGAGTTCAACGGCGTCAAGGGCCTGAAGCGTGAGGCCCGCACCACCACGAGCCTCAACGTCGAGAAGACGGAGGGCTTCACGAGGGCCAAGGGCCTGTGGGTCCCGGTCATCGACGGCGGTGTCGTCGAGACGGTCGAGCAGATCGACCAGGACGCCCTCCTCGCTCGCCACCACGAGGGCAAGATCTCCGAGAAGGAGTTGGACTCGCTCTTCACGTCGAAGACGATCTACGCCCTCGTGCCGGTGCGGGCATGAGTGGCACCGAGTACGACCCCCGGGACCACCCGGCGTTCGGCGTCGTCGATGGTGAGGTGTTCACCAGCCTGCGCACGGCGGGCTGGCACCTCGTCGGATCGACGGACCTTGACGCCGACGACCTCGCCTGGATGCACAGGTCGAGGGTCTGCGCCGACACATCCGTCTCCTGGAGGAGGCGCTCGTCAACGTGGTGCCGGACAAGACGCTCGCCGTCGAGACCCTGCGCATGGTGAACGAGACGCTGGGGAGGCCGGGGTCATGAGCACGTTCGACAAGAACTTCCTCTTCCTCCTCCTGATCTTGCTCAGCAACCATTTGGTCGGGGTCTGGCAGACGATCGTGGTCTTGCTCATGGCCTGCCTCTTCACGGCCGTCGAGAATGCGTGGGAGCGACGTCGGGGGCTCCAAGAGATGAGAGATGCAGGCTGGCATGTCTGACGCAGCAGACGAGGCGGAAGCCCTCATCAACCGTGTCGTGGCCGAGGCCACCGACTCCAGCGATCTTGACCCCGAGATCGGGGACGCCATCGTGCGGAGCCTCACCCTCATCCGCAACCACGCCCACGACATCATCAAGGCGAGGGGGGACGGCACCCTCTTCACGGCCGAGGTCGGCCAGCGCCTGAACGAGATCGAGGAGATGGCCCAGGTCATCAAGGCGGTCCTCATCACGCAGATCCTGGAGCGCTCGCCCGGCGCCCTCGAAGCGGCACAGGCGCTCGCTGAGCGTGCACAGCGAGGTCAGGGCGGTGCCTGAGTCCGACGGGCTGGAGGATCGGACGCTCGACGAGATCGCCGAGATGGCGGAGGCATACTACCCCGGCTCGAACAAGCGTCGAGGCAGTGTCGCCCCCACCGTCGAGGTCGAGTCGATCAACGACTGGGACGCCAGCCCGAAGGTGTACGTGGTCCAGGGCGTCGAGGTGGAGTTCTTCACCATCGGCGCTCTGGCCAAGGCCCTCAGCCGCAAGCCCGTCACCATCCGCATGTGGGAGGCGAACGGGATCATCCCCATGGCCCGCTTCCGCAGCCCCGGCCCCGCTGGTAAGCAGCGGCGCCTCTACTCACGAGCGCAGGTCGAGGGGATCGTGCGCATCGCCAAGGAGGAAGGCATCGACAAGCCGAACCGCCAGGTCGCCACCGCCGGGACCCAGTTCACCGAGCGGGTCATCCGCCTGTTCGAGGAGGTCTGACGTGTGGATCGCACGCAGCCGCAAGATGTCCGTCTCGATGGGCAACTACGAGACGTACACGTTCGAGGTCAACGTCGGGCTCGGCCACGGCGACGTTGGACTTTCTGAAGACGATCTGGTAGCCATGGACGACGCAGGACGAGACGCCGCCTTCCAGCGGTTGCTCGATCTGGTGATGACCCGACTCAACGACCAACTGGCAGGCGAGATCGCCGACGCCAGCCACCTCACGCTCAACGAGGACTCGTTCGTCCTCGCAGCCCCCCGCCTCACTCCCCCGAGCCCTCAGCCCAAGCCGAAGGCCACCACCCGAAAGGTTCGACGCTCATGACCGACACCACCCGCAAGGTCCGCCGCCGCCCGGCACCCGCCGCTCCCACCACCTCCTCGAAGTACGAGAACGAGGACGCCGACTTCGAGCCCGAGCAGGAGAAGCCCCGCCGCTCCCGCCGGGAGGAGGCCGCCGACGAGGACACGCCTCGCCGCAGCCGCAGGGCCGCCACGTCGGACGACGACGCCGATGAGTCCGACCGCCCCGTGCTCAGCGGCGGGTGGGACGGCTTCGAGAAGACGAAGGCGGAGGTCCCGTCGCAGTTCGGCGAGGAGTTCAAGATCCCCGAGGGCGACACGGTCGTGAAGTTCCTCGACGAGGGTCCCTTCGTCACGTACAAGCAGCACTGGGTCGAGGGGCTCCCGCAGGGAAGCAAGAAGTCGTGGGTGTGCGTCGGCGACGACTGCCCGCTCTGCGACATCGGCAACGACGTCGCCGTGATCTCGGGCTTCAACATCTTCCACCTGCAGCAGCGGAAGAACCTCTACATCCTTCTCCGCATCACGGCCGCTTCGGCGATCGCCAACCTCTCTGCCAAGAAGGCGTCGAGCCCCATCAACCGGGACGACCTGTACTGGGTCATCACGAAGGAGGTGAAGGGCCAGGGCCGCCAGAAGAAGACGATCACCTCGTTCCACCCCGTGAAGGAACGGGACCTGGAGGAGGACTGGGAGATCTCTCCCCTCACGGACGACCAGATCGAGAAGGCCGAGGCCAACGTCCTCACGGCCAAGGCGATCTACACGCACTCCCGGTCCGAGTTGGCCGAGGTCGCAGAGCAGGCCGGTGGCGGCGATGACTGACATCCCCGTGCAGGTCCCCGTCCATGTGGAGCCGAGCGACCCCCCGTACGACCAGGGTGACGCCGATGTTCCGAGGTTCGGGTTCTCGATCGAGACGATCGACACCGACAACCCGTCCATCCGGCTCACGTTCGGGATCGGGTACGGCACGATCCTGGCGCCGATGATGACGCAGGCCTGCGTGCTCGATCCCGCATCCGCCCTGGCGCTCTACCACGGTCTGGGCGGCGCTCTGAGGGAGATTGCCCCCGAGGACGCCCCGGAGGCCTGAGATCGACGCACAGGGGCCTCTCACGGGGCTCCTGTGCCACGCCCGCCTAGCCCAACGGCAGAGGCGCCGCCTTCGGAGAGGTTACACTTCTACCATGAAGAGGTGGACGGACGAGGAGTTCAAGGTGGGGCTGGCGTCGGCAACATCGGTTGCCGGTGTGCTGCGCCACCTTGGGCTTCGTCCGACGGGAGGCAACTACAAGACGGTGGCCCTTACTGCTGAGCGGCTTGATCTTTCCACAGAGCACTTGGTCGGCCAGCGGTGGAGCAAGGGCATGGTCAGACAGTTCCACGGGCCGATGCCAACGCTTGATGAGATCCTCGTCAAGGACAGCAAGTACCGAGGGGGCTTGAAGAAGCGCCTCTTGGATGCGGGTCTGCTGACGTATGCGTGCGCTTGGTGTGGCATCACTGAGTGGCGTGGCCAACCGCTAGTGCTACGTCTTGATCACACCAACGGTGACAACCGAGATAATCGAATAGAGAACCTACGCCTGCTCTGTCCGAACTGCGACGCTCAGAACCCCACCTTCTGCCGTCGCCGTAAGTAGCGGATGTTCCGGGTTCGACTCCCGGGGCGGGCACCACCGACCCACCAGCCAGGAGACGCAGTGGCAGCAGCCAAGAAGGTCGAGCCCCCGTACGTGCTGCAGTCCCGGCACGAGACGGGATCGCCGATCCTCACGATGCCTGCGCTGCGGGAGATGGTCGCCTGGTACCAGGATCAGCCCGAGTGGGCGTTCGACCTGGAGACGGTCGGGACCCGGGCCAAGCGGTACCCCAAGGACAAGCCAGCGGTCGACGTCCTCACCAACGAGGTGATCTGGCTCTCGTTTGCTGGCCCCGGCCGCTGTGACACGATCCCGGTCGGCCACCCCACTGGACCCGAGCAACTGTGGCGGTCCGAGGTCTTCCCCGTGCTGGAGCCGCTCTTCTTCAACGACGCTCGCAAGGTCGGGCACAACCTGCGCTTCGACATCGAGACGATGGCCAAGTACTACGACGGCGAGCCGCCGATCGGTCCTTACGCATGCACGATGGTCGCCCAGCACGTGCTGAACGAGAACCTCCACGTCTACAACCTCGGCGCCATCACGCAGAGGCACTTCGGCTTCTTGTACGACAAGGGCGTCGGCAAGAAGGGGCCGGAGACCTTCCCGTTCAGGGAAGTGGCCCGCTACGCCTACCTCGACGCCAAGTACACGTGGCTCCTCTGGTGCAAGTTGAAGAAGATCCTCAACGCCCAGCGACTCGCCGGTCTCTACCGGCTGGAGATGGACGTGATGCGCACGGTCGTGCACATGGAACTCACGGGCGCTCCCGTCGATCGAGAGCAGGTCGAGCGCCTCGACGTCGAGATGACGCAGCGCCTCAACACTCTGCAGGACCGGATCTTCGAGGCCAACGGTGCGGAGTTCAACCTCGACGCCCCGATCGCCAAGGGCAAGTTCGTGTACGGCGTGCTCGGCCACAAGCCCGTGCTCTTCACCGACAAGACGAAGAAGCCGAGCACGGCGGCCGGTGCGTTCGAGCCGCTGGCCAAGAAAGACCCGCTCGTGGCCGACATGCTCGCCTGGACCGGCACGTCGAAGTTGAAGGGCACGTTCGTCACGGGCCTGCGGAACCACATCCACACGGACGGGCGGGTCTACACGAGGTTCAACCAAGTCGGCACCGTCACAGGCCGTTGGTCGTCCAACGAAATCAACCTTCAGAACATCCCTGTGCGTACGGACGAGGGCAAGCAGGTTCGCAACCTCTTCCCCGCCCCGCCCGGGTACGTGTACGTGGTCTCGGACTTCAGCCAGATCGAGTTGCGGGTGCTCGCCCACTTCACGCAGGACCCGCTGCTCGTGGGCGCATACACCCAGGGCCTCGACCTCCACATGATGACGGCGAAGACCGCCTACCACACGGAGAACCCGACACCCGAGGAGCGTGGGCTGGCCAAGAACGTGAACTTCTCCGTGACGTTCGGCGTGACACCCGGGACCCTCGTGCTCAAGTACGGCGTCAAGAACGAGAAGGAGGGCCAGATGCTCATCGACGCCTTCTACGCCACGTACGTCAAGGTCATGCCGTGGCAGACCAAGACGCTGCAGGATGCCCGCTCACGTCGGCCCCCGCACACGCAGACCCTGCTCGGGCGCAAGCGGCGCCTGCCCGCCCTCCTCGCCACGCAGCAGGGCGCACGTCGAGCGGCCGAGCGCCAGGCCATCAACGCCATCATCCAGGGCTCGGCCGCCGACATCATGAAGATCGCCATGGTGAGGTTCCTCGACGCCATCGAGGTGCACGATCCCCGCATGCGACTCGTCTTCACGGTGCACGACGAGATGGGTGCGCTCGTGCCTGAGGAGTTGGCCGACGAGGGTGCCAAGATGATGACGGAGGCAATGGAAGGTGCGTATGAGTTGAACGGAGTCCCGCTCGTGGCCAACACGTCCGTGGTCGACAACTGGGGCGCTGCCAAGTCGTAGAAGGATGGAGACCACATGAGTGACTGGTACGCAAGGAAGTTGGGTGGTGGCGTCCCCTCACAGGCCCCTCAGCGCCCGTCTCAGGCCCCCGTGGCCCCAGCCCGCACTGGCACGCCTCAGTACCACCAGCCAGCCGCCTACGTGCCTCCTACGGTCTCGCCGACCGAGCACTACGACGACCGGGTTGAGATTCCGATCACGGAGGCAATCGCCTCGAACAGGTGGAAGGGCGGCGAGGGCGCCAGGGAGACGAGGACGACCGGCCACTGCCCGAACTGCGGGAGCAACAACTACTTCAGCCGCAGCGCAGACAAGAAGATGACGGCGTCCGGGATGATGGCGCCCGCTCCCCACTGCTTCGCCTGCGGCCACAACGGGATGTTCGATCTCCAGGGAATGACGCCGACCGTTCGTTGAGATGAAGGATTCTGCAAGGCCTTCAGAATCCCGCTAGGGTCTCGTTGTCAACCCGATACACCACCAGGAGATCCACATGGCCCGCAAGCCCAGCACCGTGCAGTTGCTCGTCGACGAGATGGAACGCCTCACGAAGGAGGCGAACGAGGTCAAGCGCACCGGCAACCTCCCGGGTGCCAAGGCCCAGGGCGCCGACCCCGAGGGCTTCCTGCAGGGCGTGCGCTACAGCATGAAGCGCCTCAAGGCGATCCTCAAGGCCGAGGGCGTCGAGTACGCCCCCGACAAGGAGACCACCGCCCGCACCGGCAACCGCAAGCCCGCTGCCGCAGCGCCCGCCAAGGCCACTCCCCGCAAGGCTCCCGCCACGAAGGTGCGGACGAACGCCGTCAACGACAACGTCGTCGCCACCTCCCTCAACGGCGAGTCCGGCGAGCCCGTCTCGAACGGCGCCGTCATCACCACCCCCACGGCCAAGCGGGTCCGGCGCCTCAAGCCCGTCACCGTCTGACCGTGGACAAGGCCCTCGCCGCCGTCATCGGCATCAAGGATCAGATCCGATTCTGGAGCAAGGTCGAGAAGACCGTTGGGTGCTGGATCTGGACTGCATGTGTCGGCGGCGGCGGCCATGGCTTGTTCTGGGCAGACGGCAAGCAGCACAGGGCGCACCGCTGGATCTGGGAGCAGGCGCATGGCCCACTTCCAGTCGGTCTCATGCTCGACCACGTCAAGGCGAGGGGCTGCACGAGCCGAGCCTGCGTGAACCTCGCTCATCTGGAGCCCGTCACGAACCGGGAGAACCTTCGGCGGAGCGAGAACACCCTCGCTTCTATCTACGCCGCCAAGACCCACTGCCCCCAGGGACATGAGTACACCGACGAGAACACGTACCGCATCAAGACAGGCGGTCGGGCGTGTCGTGTGTGCCGCAACGCAGCCACCCGCAGGTACGCCGCCAAGCAGAAGGCTTCATGAAGACTATGGACACAGCACTCCGAGCCATCATTGGCAAGATCAACAAGGATCACGGCACGGACACCATCATCACGGGCGACCGCCTGGCGAAGAAGGTGATCTCTCGAATCACGAGCGGCAGTCTCGCTCTGGATGTTGCCCTTGGCGGCGGGTGGCCCGTCAACCAGTGGAACGAGATTGTCGGTGAAGAGAGCGCTGGCAAATCTGCCACGATCCTCATGACGGTCGCCGCCAACCAGGCCAAGGACAAGGCGTGGACGTGCGTGTGGGTGGCGGCAGAGGAGTTCGTGCCGTCGTACGCCGAGATGCTCGGCTGCGACCTCAAGCGCATCATCGTCGTGGACATGAACGGCATGGAGTCCGCCTTCACGGCCGTCATGAAGTTCATGGAGACGAAGTTGGTCGACGCCGTCGTCATCGACTCGCTCCCTGCGCTCGTGCCCGAGCGGGAGGAACTCGGCGAGATGGGGGAGATTCCCGTCGGGCTCGGTGCTTGGCTCACGGGCCAGTTCTTCCGCAAGCAGGGCACGGCCGCCAAGCGCTCGCTGACGGAGGCCGAGCGCCCTGTGACCGGCTTCGTCGTCAACCAGTGGCGAGACCAGATCGGCGTGAAGTACGGCGATCCTCGCACGACACCGGGCGGCAAGGCGAAGAACTACTGGTTCTTCACCCGTGTCGAGGTGCGGCGTGACGAGTGGATCGTGGACGGCAAGGACGACGGCGTCGACCGTCGTGTCGGCCAGACGATCAAGGCCCGCATCTTCAAGAACAAGACGACCCGCCCGCACCAAGTCGGCGTCTACGACTACTACTTCGCCGATGGCCCCGGTGACCTGAAGGCGGGCTCGTACGACCTCTTGAAAGAGTGCATCAACCTCGGCGTGCGGTACGAGGTGATCGAGCGCAAGGGCGCCTGGTACCACTTCGGCGGCCAGCAGTGGAACGGTCGAGCGGAACTCCTGCTTGGGATCCGGGAGGACCCGGCGCTCAGCGAGCGCATCAAGGCGGAGGTCCTCGACGTCGCCGTCAAGGGCAAGGTCAAGCCCCCGCAGGAGCCTGGTGACGCTGACGACGAGGGCTCCACGGACGACGGTGTCGACGTCGAGGCGCCCGCTCGCAAGGTCGCACCCCGCAGGGCCGCTGCGCAGAAGCGCAAGGTCACCCGCAAGTCTTCATGACGCTCGACCCGAAGTTGAAGCGCTCTCGCCTCCAGGAGAAGAAGGGGGCGAAGCGCTTTGAGGGTGTGCAACATGCAGGCTCGGGTAACCAGTGGCAGCGCAAGAACGACGTGCACAGCGACACCGACCTCGTCGAGTTCAAGGACACGTCGAACAAGAAGTCGATCAGTCTCAAGGTCGGGGACCTGACTGGCGTTATGAACCAGGCTGCGATAGAAGGACGGCGAGGCATCCTCGGCTTCCATCTGGCGGGCATCGACTACGTGGTCATGCTCGATGCTGACTACCAAGAGATGCGACAACGGTGCGATCGAGCGCCGGAGGGATGACCACATACGCATGGCGGAGCGGGACGCAGACGACAATGAGACGAAGAAGCCCGCATGGATGCAGCGGGCGAAGTGCCTCGGGCTCGGGACTGAGACGGCCATGATGTACGCCGAGCAGAGCAACGCCGACGTCCAGCGGGCGAAGGCGATCTGCAACGGGCTCGATGCCGTCGGGGGGATCTGCAGGGTGCGCCAGGACTGCCTCACGTACGCCATCGAGAACCGGGAGCGGTTCGGCGTGTGGGGCGGGATGTCCGAGCGGGAGCGGCGCAGGGAAGCACGCAGGCGTGGCCTGAGGACCGTGGTGTGACGGTCGTGGCCCGCAAGGGCGCCATCACGAGCCAGGCCCTGAAGGCCTTGCAGGCCACAAAGAAGACGGACTCAATCGTCGTCGGCCCTATCACCCGACACCTCCTGGCCAAGCCCCCGCACGAGGGCCGGGACACCATGCACATCCACCCGAGCGAGATGGCCAAGGACACGTGGTGCCACCGTGCGACCTACTACCGGATCGCAGCGGGCCAGGATGCAGTGTCCGTCGAGACCAACCCATCGTTCGTGCTGGAGACGATCTTCGCCGAGGGCCACCAGATCCATGCGAAGTGGCAGGGTTGGCTGTGGGACATCGGGGAGTTGGAGGGGATCTTCAAGTGCCTCGTGTGCGAGCACGAGTGGTGGGCCGTGTCGCCCGACCAGTGCACGGCGTTCGACTGCCCGGCGTGGCTGGCCGATGCGTCGAGCCGCAAGACCCTGGCGTACAAGGAGGTCCCGCTCTACAACGAGGAGCACCTCATCATCGGCCACTCAGACGGCCTTCTGTCGTCCTCTGAGGCCCTCCTGGAGGTGAAGAGCGTAGGCATCGGCACCCTGCGCTTCGAGGCCCCTGCGCTCCTTCAGAAGCACACGTACGAGAGCGAGGACGCTGGCAAGACGCTCATGGACTACGAGGGGATCTGGCGGGACATCAAGCGCCCATTCAACAGCCACCTCCGCCAGGGGATGATGTACTGCTTCCTCTCCGGCAAGTCGAGGATCGTCTTCCTGTACGAGTGCAAGTGGAACCAGCAGAGCCGGGAGTTCGTGATCCGGTACACGCCGAAGTTCGTCGAGCCGCTACTTGAAGCGTGCCTCGACATCAAGTACGCATTGAGAAAGGGCAAGCCGCCACCGTGCCCGAACGGCGGGTGTGCGGAGTGCCGAGCCTACGAAGACGGAGAATCGAATGGGGACAAGGACAGTCCGACGAAGCGGAAGGTCGTACGAAGGACCGGTGGACCTGACGCTGGAACTGGCGGCGGGCGCCGCAAGCGCACAGGAACGGCTGGAGCGGGACGGGCTCGTGCTGCCAGCGGAGCCCGAGCACGAGATTCCGCAGATCCCGAACGCCCTGACCGAGCAGACCGACGACCAGTTGATGGAGTTGTTCGCCATCCTCACTCGCTGGGCGGACTTCTTGAGCGGGCGACTGGCGATCTCTGAGATCGAGGAGAACACGGCCGAGACGTTGGTCAAGCGTGCGGAGGCCACAGCGCTCGTGACGGCTGGCAGGCCCGCTCGTGGCGAGGTCACGTCCACGAAGGCCGAGATCTCCCAGATGCCGAACGTCATCAAGTACCGGGACGCCCTCGACAACGCCTACGCCTACCGCAAGATGTGCCAGGTCCTCTACAACGCCGTCGAGCGTGACGCTTCGCTCTGCTCCCGGGAACTGACACGACGCACAGCCATGACCGACATCACCCGACGAGTGGACAGGAACCGAGCATGACGACGAGAGGGTCAGAGCAGCAGTGTGTTCGCTGCGGCGAGAAGTCCGTGATGGACCTTGGGCGGCAACAGAGTCTCGAACGTCAGCCCTGGGCGAAGTGGCTCCACGCCACGGGGCGTTCGGCGTGAAGGTCAAGCAGTCCCGCTGCCCGTACCCACCGTGCGGCCAGGTCCTCAACAAGCGCAGCCCGCACATGTGTCCCGTGCACATGGCCATGCTCACGAAGCGGGTGCGAGAGAACGTCGTGTACGAGTGGGCACGCAGCGGCAACGACGCCAGGGACCACGACTACCTGGCGGCGATCACGAGTGCCATCGACTACCTCGGCAGGAAGGTCACGCATGAAGATGATCGACGGCGGAGCGTTCGCCGACCGTGAGCAGGACGTGGTCATCGGGATCGACCAGAGCCTGACGGGGTTCGCCACCACGGTCCTCGTGCCAGCCACGAACGGCTACTACACGACCGTCTTCTCCTCGAAGGCGTCGGGCGTCGACCGCCTGTTCGAGATCCAGGACCACATGGTCTCAACGATGGCGCTCATCGAGACGTTCGGCAGCACGGTCGTGCACGTGGCGATGGAGGGCTACGCACCGGCCGCCAAGTTCGGACGGGAGAAGATGGGCGAGTGTGGAGCGGCCGTGAAGTTGGAACTCCGGCGCCTGTACGGCTCGCCCGTCGGCTACCCCACGATCGTCGCCGTGAGCGCCGTCAAGAAGTTCACCACGGGGTCCGGCAACGCCAAGAAGAATCAGGTGATGCTCGCCGTGTTCAAGAAGTGGGGCGTCGAGTTTGCCAGCGACGACATGGCCGACTCGTACGCCATCGCACGGGTTGCCGCAGCGCTTCACACGAGGTCGGTTACCTTCGCCTATGAGCAAGAGGTACTCGATCAACTCCTGGAGCACACCGAATGGGAACAGCGCCCGACACACCCGAAGCGGAAGTCGTCGCCGAGTCGACCCGAGAAGACGTCCTCCGAGTCCGCTCCACCACCGCCCCCGAGTCCCTCGCCTCAGCCATCAGCCACGGGGTCTACGAGCACCGGAAGATCACGCTCCGGGCGATCGGAGCCGGTGCGGTCAATCAAGCGGTCAAGGCGTGCGCCATCGCCCGATCCTTCACGGCCATGAGGGGCATGGACCTCACGTTCCGACCGGGGTTTGCCGAGGTGGAGATGCCGGATGGCCAGACCGTCTCGGCCATCGTCATCCACGTGGTCGTCGACTGATCGTTCCCTGAGGAGCCCACAGGCCTACTCTGGGGGACGAACATCTCGACCCTGAGAGGAACGACATGGCCGACTCCCGCATGGTGGGGCACGCAATCCGGCGACGGATGGGCGCTCCCACCAACCACCTGCAGATGGCGCACGAGGCGCACGCCGAGTCGCTGGCGATGCTCGCCCCCACGGCGCTGGCCGAGGCGCAGTTCGACCCCGCCTCCGCTCCGCCCAACCCCGGAGTCGACCCCGCCTTCGCCAACCTCGACCGCCGGGTGCGTGCAGCCACCTTCAACGGCAAGGGCGACAACCTCGCACGCCGTGGGGGTGGTGGGCGATGAGGAAGGTCAAGTCGATCGACACCGCTCGCCAGGCCACGCCGCTGTCCGACAGTCGGGCCATGGGCGACCGCATGCAGCCCCGCCGCGCGGCGAAGCGCAACGCTGCGGCCACGACGAGGGACCAGGGCGACACGAGCGCCATCCAGGAGGCGATGGGCCTCGGCCGCATCGGCGCCCACCAGCAGCAGGCCCGCATCCCCGAGTACATCGGCGCCGGGCTCCGCACGGTGCGCAGCGACAAGCGGGACATCCAGCAGGTCCCGAACACGAGCCAGGGCAAGGTGGTGCGCAGCCTCATCGGCGGCAGCCACGTCGAGATGACCTCCTACGGAGACTGAGAGATGAGCATGGACACGAGCCACTTGGTTGGCCCCCCGATGGTCGAGGCACCCGAGACCGTGGACGGTTCGCTGCCCGGCATCACGGCGACGCTCGCTGGCCCCACGAGTGAGGCGATGAACTTCAGCCGTGGCCCCCGCCAGATCCTGCGGTCGGCCATCAGCCGCACGGGGCCGTCGCCGGTCCGATGACTAAGCGCTCCCTCTCCGCCGAGCAGTTCGCTTCCCACCTGCAGGGCGAGGGGTGGGGCTTCTCCATGCGTGCGAAGACGGGGCGTGTGCCGCACACCGGGAACATGGTGTCGAAGCACGGGACCGAGACGATCGTGCCGGGTCGAGCGCAGACGGAAGACGTGAAGGCGTACATCGACGCCAACGCCTCCGGCATGAACGAGTACTTCGGTGCGTGGGTGGACACCGAGACGGACCCCAGCAACCCCACCACGTTCCTCGACCAGAGCGTGCGCAAGATGACGAAGCGGGGCGCCGTCGGGATGGGGCGGGAGCACGCTCAGCGTGCGTACTACAACGTGGACGCCGACAAGGCGCCCGTCATCCGACACACCCGTGGCCTCCCCACGAGCCGTGAGGGCACGCTCTTCGAGGACTCGCCTGAGGACCATACGAAGTACCGGCGCCTCGTGTCCGAGCAGGCCCGCATGGAGACCGAGCGCAGCCTCAACCAGGCCGCCATCGAGGGTCCCGTGCAGCGCACGAGGACGACCCGCCCGCAGAAGATGAAGGGCCAGCAGCGCCTGTTCAGGGGCGTGTGATGGCCCAGAACTTCCAGTACCTGCCCGAGGTCGACCAGCCGGGCTCCGTGGTGCGCACAGGCCCCCCTGAGGCGTTCTACAGGACCGTGCTGGACGCTCACCGCTCCATGCACCGCCGGGTCCCCTCGGCGGAGTACCCAGATGGCTACCTCGGGACCATCAACAGCCGACGTGGCGACCGGATGCTCGACAGCCTCAAGTCGACGCTGAACAAGAAGGCGTACCAGCGAGGCGTGCACAAGGGTGAGCGCATCGACCGGAGCGACTACTACTGGCCGCCCGAGTTCAACATGATGACGGGCCTGGAGTACGAAGCCAGGGGCTTGAAGTTCGCACCGCTGCAGCAGTTCGTTCCGACCCACCTCGTGTCCGAAGGCAAGATGCTCACCCCTGAGGGTGAGGTCGAGTTCATCCCCGCCGGTGCGAAGCGCATCAGCCAGTTGCGACGCTTGTCGCCAAGTTGGAGGTAGTCCGATGCGCCAGACCAGTGACCCCCGTGTCCAGGTGAACCAGGCCAAGGAGGAGGCCGTGCTGCAGGGCGCCTACGGGCTCCTGGCCGAGACCGACAACCTTGCCCAGCCGTGGAACGGGTCCAAGATCGTGGACGTCACGGGCGAGAACGTCGTCGCCTCGTGGTGGTCGGCGATGGGCACCGTCGTCACGCAGAACCGCATGGCGGGGGTGAAGATCTGATGGCTCCCCGCACCCGTGGGCGCTCGTACGACGACCTCGACGACTGGAGCCCCGAGGAGGTCCCTGCAGCGGGCGGCTCGGTGCCAGCAGCCAAGCCTGCAACGGCGGCCAAGCCGAAGTTGACGGCCGCCGAGACACGGAAGAAGCAGGCAGCCCGGAAGGTCACTGACGAGGTCACCACGCAGGCGAACTTCAGCAGGCGTGAGGGCTGGGAGGCGAGCCCCGAGGGTCAGGCACGCATGACGGGCGTGCAGGACAAGGGGATGGGCGTTGGGATGTCCTACATGCTGCGTGGCTACACGGAGGCGAAGCAGTCCGAGACGAACATGCCTCGTGCGTACGACCGCCAGTTGCCCGGCATGGAGGACCCGCTTGCAGCGCCCACCCCTGAGCGCTGGGACGACCTCGACGACAAGAAGCGTGGCGACATCGAGCGTCGTGTCGCTCTGAAGTCGGGCGCCACCATGGGCTCGATGGTCAAGTCGATGGGCGCCCAGATCGACCAGTCGTACTTGCGAGCCGACAAGAACACGCCTGCAGGTGCATCCGAGGTGCGGCCGTACGGGCAGGACTTCTACCACAACGAGGAGAACCCCGACTCGCCTCGTGGCGTGGTGGCAAAGTCCGCTCGGGAACTCGGGATCCCGTACTCGGTGCACGCCGCCATGAACGCCTTCACGAGCCCGCAGACGAAGTTCCAGGAGGGCGACCGCTACCCGAACAACGAGGCGGCCATGCACGTCGTGCGCCACATGGAGGCAGGCGGCGACGCCTCGACCGTGCATCGGGACGCCAACTACACCGACCCCACCACGGGTGAGGAGAAGCGGCACTCGGGCTACCCGGCCAACTTCGAGAAGGCTGGCCGTGCGCACGACCAGTGGAAGGCTGGTGTGCCGATGTCTGACTGGAAGAACGAGTCGGGCTCGTCCATGTTCGGTCCGAAGACGGGGCCGTACCACAACTCGTGGCTGCGTGGCACGCCCGACACGTTCGTCGCTGACGTCCACTCGGGTGGCGGTGGCATGATCCCGCACCTCGGCACCGCTAAGCCCCTCATGCTCGACAGCGAGGGCAACCCGAAGCCGAACTCGTCGGGCTCGGGGTTCCAACGGGAGAAGAGCGAGCGGGAGGCTGGCATCGAGACGAAGGGCTTCCACTCGATGGCGGACGAGGCTCACCGTCGTGCGATGGCGCAGCGTGGCCTCGGCTCTGTGCGCCAGACGCAGGCCACGCAGTGGTCGGAGGAGCGCATTCAGAGGACCGAGCAGGACGCACGCTTCGCCTTCCCCGAGGACAAGGCGTACCCCACGCCTGCGCCGAAGAAGGTTGACCCCAACCAGGGCTCGATGTTCGCCGACGAGCCCGCTCCGGCCGGTCCCCTCGCCGCCGGGCGCACGACCAGGGCTGCACGAGGCAAGCGCTCGTGAACCCCTACGACCAGAGGCGCCCGTTCGAGTCCGGCCCCGAGCGGCTCGTGACGGACGCCCTCATGTCCCAGACCGTGCCCGGCTACATCCTCGCCGCCATGGTCCGGCCGCCGCTCCCGCAGGTCGAGCCCTTCCCACCCAAGTTCGGGTACGACCGCAGCGCCATCGGGATCGACGACGTGCTCGGGATGGACAGGTACTATCCGAACCGCCGGATGGACTACTCGGGCACGCCCGCCGGGATCGACTCCACCTCACGACCCGCAACAGGAGGCTGACCGTGGCTGCCAAGGACAAGATGCTCGGCCAGCGCAACTGGCACAGCCCGGAGGCCAAGGCGCATCGGGAGGCGAACCCCGTGCCCGGCCGCTCGAAGGGCTACAAGTTCGACACCCCGGAGAAGATGTCGGACCTCATCGCCTACCGCAACGAGATGTTCGGCGGTGAGGCCAAGGTGCAGGTCGAGCGGGACAGGCGCTCGGCCGCCCGCATCAACACGCCCTCGTCCGGGATGGGCGCTGCGCAGCAACTCGCCGAGCGTGTGCCCGTCATCTCCGCACAGGTCGCCGAGGCGAACAAGGCCAAGGCCATCGAGGCCGCCCTGATGCGCCAGCAGGTCCGCCAGGAGGTTCGGGCGGCATCACCCGCCCCCGAGCCCACGGAGGCCCCTACGACGCCCACACGGGTCTCTCGTACGCCCTCACCACGCCCGCAGGTCGCTGGCATGCGCAGCATGGCCGCAGCACGAGGCGGCATCAAGCGAGCGGCGCCGAAGGCATTCAAGCCCCCCGCAGTCCCCAAGGCCAGGAGAAGGTAGATGGAGAACATCGAGCGCAGCATGAACGTGGAACTCCTGGAGGGCGCAACGGACGCCACCCTGAAGAAGTCCTCGCCGGACCGGGCCGGTCGGGTCGAGGCCACGAGCGCCTTCAACCGCCAGATGCTCCAGGGCGATCGGTACGACCAGCAGCAGGGCGAGCGGTACGTGCGGGACATCCTGAAGGGGATCGTCCGGGGCGCCTGACGAGGTCACGCAACTCTCGACCTCGAAGAGTTGCAGTGGGGCGCCAGACCTGGCATCATGGTTTCTAAAGACCTGACCCACAGGTCGACGGGAGGCCCACCACCATGACGATCACCACCTTCGGCACCGAGCGCCTCGCAGGGATCAACAAGCCCGGCTTCCACTTCCTCGCCTCCAAGTGCCACAAGTGCGGCGGTGTGGGTGGCTTCTCACATTGGCCCGGCTTCACGTGCTGGCGCTGCGGTGGCGGCGGCCGTGACCCCAAGGGCGACCGCACGCTCTGCTTCCCCGTCTCGTTCACCGACGAGCAGGTGCAAGTGGAACTCGCCAAGCGCCAGGCCGCCGCCGACAAGCGGGCCGCCGCCAAGTCCGTCAAGGCCCAGAAGGACGCCGTGGTGCACTTCGAGGCCAACCTCGTCGCTCTCCCCGTGCTCGCCGAGATCCTGGCCCGGGTCGACGCCTCGTTCGACGCCGAGCAGTCCTGCCACACGCTCGACGACTCGTTCGTCGTGGACGTGGCGCTGCGTGCCCGTCACTCGCTCCTCAGCGAGCGCCAGGTCGAGACGCTCGGCGCTGCGTGGGAGCGGTTCCTGGTGTGGGAGGCCGCTGCCGAGCCTGAGCCGGAGCCGTTCCCCGAGGGCAAGGCCGTCACGGTCGAGGGCGAGGTCCTGTCGTTCAAGTGGGTCGACTCGCAGTTCGGCTCGACCCTCAAGTTCCTCGTGAAGGGCAAGGGCTGGAAGGTGTGGGGCTCGTGCCCGAGCACGTTGCGGGACGTCGAGGTCGGCGACCGGGTCCGGTTCGTGGCCAACACGGAAGTCAGCAACGACGACCCCACGTTCGGGTTCGCCAGCCGCCCCCGCAAGGGTGAGGTGCTGGCATGAGCGTCCGCACCCCCACCACCTGCTCGTGCACCACGCACGGACACGGCGAGCCCGACGGCGGGATCCTCAAGCCTCGCCTCCACCCGAAGCACAACTGCTCGCCACAGAACGGGACCGGGCTGTGCCGATGCGGCAGGCGCTGGGTCCCGGCCGGTCCCGGCTGGCACCCCGCTCCCCGCAAGAAGAAGTGAGAGGATGGACACACCATGACAGAGCGAGCACTTGGCCCCCAGTTCCAGAGCGATGAGCCTGCCGCCCCCAAGCCCACGTTCCGCCCCAGCAGGCACAAGGACCCCGACTGGAGGACCGAGGCCATCCACGATGTTGCCCTTGGGGAGCGCAAGATTGGCCGGGTGGCTCGGGTCAAGACCTCCGGCCAGGCAGCGTGGCGGCCGGAGTTTGCTGGGAAGTCCTTCGGGCTTCACACCACTCGTACTCAGGCCGCTGCCACGTTGGCCGCTGAGGCTGCCCGTCGAGATGTTGCCAACGCAAAGCGTCGGGCAGAGGGCTCGTAGAGGCCCCTGTGAGCCTCCAGGAGCGGTTCCCGGTGCAGCCAGGCCCGATCAGGGCCGACCTGCGCTGGCGCCGCCCTGACGGCCACACAGGGCGTGTGGCGGGGTGCTTTCGGGACTGCACACCCTTGTGGGACAGGTGGGCGTACGAGACCCTGCTCGGCGCCACCGTCACGCTCACGACCGTCGTGCGAGGGCGGGGACGCTGCACGTTCACGCTGCAGGCGGACGAGGACGAGGCGCTCGCCTTCCTGGCCACCTCGAACCCGACTTGGTACGCATCGGCGCAGCGCAAGCGGTCCCGTCACCTCGACTTGCACTAAAGTGTTAGCCTTGGTCAGATAGTCACGGACTTGTAACCTGCAGTTCGTCGAGAGCCCCCCTCACCGGGGGCTCTTTGCTGTCCCGTCGTCGACACAGGAGCCGGACCACGTGCTCACCATCCTCTCGACCCTCATGGCTGCCGTGCTCACGGTGTCCGCAGCGCCCGCCGCAGTCCCAGCCGCAACAGCCGACCCCACCTTCACGAACTCGATCATCGAGGCGCACGCCCACGCCATCCTCGTGTGGCAGCAGGCCGAGCGTGATGAGGCGATTCGCATCTGGAATGCCGAGGTCGAGCGCCGGCACCAGGCATGGCACGCCGAGCAGGACCGCCTCGCCGCTGAGGCAGCCGCTGCACGAGCCGAGGTTGCAGCCAGATCTGAACGAGAGGCCCCTGTACGTCGATCTCAGGCCCGCCAGGCCCCGCAGGCGGCAGTCAGGGCTTCCAGCCCCCAGAGGGCCACACAGGGCTCTGGAGCGTGCGGTGGCAATCTGCCGTCCTGCGCCATCCTCGCTTGCGAGTCGGGCGGGAAGTTGACGGCCGAGAACCCGACGTCGAGCGCATCGGGCAAGTGGCAGTTCTTGGATTCCTCATGGAACAACTATGGCGGGTATGCCAGAGCGTCTGATGCTCCTGAGCACGTACAGGACGCAGCCGCCGCTGCGTTGTGGGACGGCGGGAGGGGCCGAAGCCATTGGTCCTGCTAAGGCACTTATCGCCTAGACTTGGTCGTATGGCTCGAACGTACCAGCAGGGCAAGAAGTGGGGCGTCCGCCGTTCTCGTGAGCACAACGGCTACATCGAGGAGTGGTGCCCTCTTCGCAAGCGCTACGTCTACCAGCACCGTCTCGTCATGGAGGCGGTGCTGGGGCGCTTGCTGGAGCCCGCCGAGATTGTCCATCACCGGAACCGGGACAAGCAAGACAACCGAGTGGAGAACTTGGAGCACCATGAATCGCAGTCCGGCCACATCCAAGAACACATCGCAACTGGTGGGTGGGGCTGGCCGAAGGGCAAGCCGAGAGGCCAGCGGAAGCCGTCGGTGCCGTGTCTTGTCTGTGACGTGCTGTTCAAGCCCAAGCGGCGCACGATGCCAGATGGCTCTCGGAAGGACACTGCAACGTGCTCGCAGTCTTGCGGCCAGACGCTGCGATACCGGGAGTGTTGACGTCGTTCAGAATCGAGTAGCGTTCTACTCCTCGATCCATCGACAAGGAGAACCTGCCATGGCAGCACTCGACGAAGACGACCTCGCCCTGCGATTCGGCCCGCCCAAGACCGACGCCACCCGTGAGGCACACCAAGAGGTGCGGAGTGTTCTGTACGAAGCCGCCCTCGCCCTGATGAACGAGACGAAGCCGGGCCGGGAGCAGAGCCTCATGGTCACGGCGCTGGAGGAGGCCATGTTCTGGGCCAACGCCTCGATCGCTCGCAGCCCGGAGAACCAGTGATGATCGACGACAGCAACACGAGGACCATCGGCATGCCCGACGGCCAAAACGTCGTCTTCAGCCGAGACTACGAAGGTGTGTGGAGCGGCAGGGTCGGCGAGGACCGCCTGATCGCTGACCCTGCAGGCGTGGCACATGTGATGGCGATCGCCTACGAGATGCTCGGCGACGTCCTGAAGCAGGAGGACTTGGCCAGCATGACCGAGCGCCTGTACGCCACCAGCGACGCTGCGGTGTGGGCCGACGAGTTCTGCAGGGTCGCACGGGGGATCGGCGTCGACCCGAATGACCCCGAGTTCGAGGGCTGGATGACCGGGTGGTTCGCCAACGCCATGCAGACCGCCGTCGATCTCGATCACCAGAACAACATCAACGAACCTGGCTCTCCGGTAGCGGACTGGAGTCAGGTTCGGTGAGGTTGCTCAAGTGCAACACATGCGGCACGCTGGAGGAGTTGCCCGACTTCGACGGTCCGCCCGAGCGTGACGTCCTTCTCGACGCCCTGTCGAGCAGGCACCGCACGGGTGACATGGAGCACCTCGGCAACCTCATCAAGATCTCGCAGTCCGACTGGGACAACGCCGAGCGGCGCAAGGAGATCCTGAAGCAGGTCACGTCCAACGACACGACCGGCTTCGACCCCGAGTTCTACGCCACGAAGGACACGTTCCAGCAGGACGCCATGAAGTGCTTCAACGAGCACAACCGTCCCGAGCGCTGCATCGACTGGCAGGACGATCGCAAGCGCCTCGGCAACCCGACGAGCGCTGGCTGGAACAACGCCCCCAAGATTTACCTTTGCGCCTACTGCCCGGTTGCGTCTCGGGTGATGGTCGAGAAGCGGGCTAAGCGGGGCGACTACAAGTGACCACCGATCCGAACGACAACCAGGAGCACGAGATGAGCGACGACGAGACCAAGCCCGGCCACATTGTCAACGACCGCCGCAAGCGCACGCCCATGATCCACCAGGGTCCGGGCGCCAACGACGGGCAGGAGGACTTCGAGAAGCGCCAGGCCGAGGAGGCCGAGCGCCAGAAGGTCGACCCCAACCAGTTGCAGTTCCCCGGCATGGAGGACGAGCCCGAGGCCAACCCTGAGCCCGAGCCCGGCAACCAGGAGGGCTACGACATCACGCCGCCCGACACCATCCCGTGCCACGCCGCCTTCATCGTCTACCAGGACCCGACCGGCAAGTGGCTCGCCACGAGCGACATCAAGGCCGTCTACGAGGTGCAGACGGTCGCCAACCTCTCGCTCATGCTGCACGGGTGCTCGGAGGTTTTGTCCGACATCCAGGTCCTCAACACCACGCAGATGATCGTCAACGCTCAGCAGCAGACGGCGCAGATGATGATGGAGCAGCAGAAGAACGCTGCGCTCGCCCAGCGCCTGGCGCAGGAGGGCATCAACCTCCCGCCGAGGCGTGGGTGATGGGCCTCTACCGCTTCGCCGCCAAGTACGAGCCTGTCGACGCCTGAGGGAGCACGCAGAAGTAGCCTGAGGCGGTGGCGTCCACCGTGCTCATGTCGATCGAGGGTGTGCTGGCCAGCGAGGTCAGCACGTCCATCTCGACTGCGTCACCCATCCGCTCCGGGATCGCCCTGTACCACGCCCTCAAGACGGGCTTCAGGATCGCCCTGTCGAGCAGCAACGAGGATCGAGACCTCGTCCAGCACTGGCTGACCGTGCACAGCCTGTCCGATCACCCCGTGCTCCTCACCCGCACGCCCAGGGACAGCGACTGCTCGAACGCAGAGGTCCGTGAGAGGCACCTGTACGCCCTCAGGGGCCTCTCCGAGGACGTGGGCCTCCTGGTCACGCCCAGCCCGGCTGTGGCCGCTCGTTCGCTCTTCCACGGGATCCCCACGATGCTGTTCTCTCACCCCACGTACATGCGGCCCGAGTTCCGACCGGACGCTGCGCCAGCCGTGCGTGAGTGGTCGCAGATCGAGGCAGAGGTCGACCGACAGGTCGTCCTCATCCGCACCGACCCCCGGAAGGATGCGAGCACGTTGTGAGCACGAACCGAAACGTCAACGGTCGCCAGTTCAACCAGGGCGAGATGTTCACGCCCCTCAAGACGATCATCGACGAGTACGACAAGGCCGACAGCCCCTACGCCCCGGGTGGCCCTGGATCACAGATGTCGCCCCGAGACCAGTGGGAGAGCCCGTACGGCGGACCTCTCGGCAAGTCGCTGCGTGAGATGAAGTTGCGGGACAAGTCCCGGCTCCGCAAGGGGATGACCTACGAGAAGATGCTCCAGGGTGAAGAGACGAAGAGTGACCCCCGCTTCATCAGTGACTACGGACCGCCCAAGCCCCCGGTGGTCCACCACCGCTTCGGACAGGGACGGCCCGAACTCATGGATGGACACCACCGAATCGCTCATCTCCAGGAGCAAGGCCACACGGAGATCGCTGTGGAAGAAGCCGGGCTGGGCAGGGACAAGGACTTCTACAACCCCCGCAGGCCGTGGAGATACCGATGAACCGGAACGTGAACGGGCGTCAGTTCGAGCAACTGTCTACGTTCGAGCCCCTCAAGAAGATCATCAACGAGATCCCCAAGGGCGACTCGTCGCTGCAGGGTCCCAACGTCACGCCCCGAGACCAGTGGGTCAAGCCGGACCGTGAGCAGCGCCCGACCGGATGGAAGGGGCGCTCGCCGTCGCTGCGTGACGCCAAACTCATGGAGGCGCACTCATACGAGCACCGGCAGGGCGGGACCGAGCACGCCGACGGGTACGGGAGCATGATCGCCAAGGGTGAGACGCCGCCCGTGACGCTGTTCCACTACGACCCGTACGGCGACACGTCGCCCACCACCACGGGCACCGAGTTGACCGACGGCCACCACCGCCTTGCTCACCTGGAGCAGGCTGGCCACACCGAGATCCCGGTCGAGCACGAGGGCGAGACGGACGACGAGTACTACAGCCCGCACCACACGCCCACATGGAGGCACCGATGAGCAACCTCAGCCAGGAGCAGTTCCCCCAGGCACGTGTGAGTGCCTTCTACAAGGCCGCTGAGGGGTCTGGCGAGTACGTCAGCGACGATCAGCGCTGGGAGGTGCGCAAGACCGCTGTGGGGGCACGTAGGCGGAGCCCCAACGCATGGAGCGCTCGCCCCCGTTCGAGTGGGTTCGTAGCGCCGATGACGTTCCCCACGATGCGGGACGCCACCTCGTACATCAACGACAGCCCCTCGTGGGCGCCCGAGCACCGGCTGGCGTACAACCAGATCGGCTCGCAGTTCGACAGCGGGTACCTAGAGGCTGGCGGTGACGGCTCGATGGGCGCTGGCGATAGCGGTGGATCGGTCTGATGGCCACGCCCCCATGCGCAAACTCATGGAGGCCCTGTGTGAGTCAGACCTCATCACCGCCCCCTCAGTGAGTGCCCTGCTCGACGCTCCCGTCCATGCTTCCCGGGTGCGGCGACCTCGGTGCTCCGGCGCCTGCAAGGCCTGAGATCGAGCCACAGGGGCCTCTGCTCGTACGCTGAGGGCCATGAGCGGGTTCACTCTCTTCTTCCAGGGTGCTGACGTACCCGGCTGGCGCAAGATGCTGGCCGAGCAGGGCGCTGCAGGTGTGGGCCTGTCGTTCCGTCACCTGGCCGAGCGCCTCCCCAAGACCAAGGTCTGGAAGGTGGCCGATAACTTCCCCGAGGGCCAGGCCGTCCTCCTCGACCCCGCCATCCACGGCGCCGAGATCGACCTCGACGACCTGCAGGCGCTGGCCGACAAGTACGTGGACTTCGTCGAGATCAACGTGGACCGCCTCGACATCATCAGCGAGTTCGATGCGCTCCCGCTCGGGCTCGACTGGATCGAGGGCATGAGGCGGGACTTCTTCGACAAGTTGCCGGTCGACAAGTTCATGCCGGTGTGGCACAAGGACCATGGACTGCAGGCTCTGGAAGCGCTCGGAGAGCGTTACGACCGCATCGCTGTGGTGGGCGCTGAGATGAGTGAGAACACGCAGTTGCGTGGCCGCCTCAACAGCATCCATCAGAAGTACTCGGTCGACCTGCACGGCGTCTCCATCGCATCTCCCGACGTCCTCCTCAACACCAGATACAGCACGGCGAGCACGTCTTCGTGGCTCTCGGCCATGCGCTTCGGTGAGACCATCGTGTGGGATGGGTCGAGGTTGAAGCGGTACCCCATGCACATGAAGGAGGCCGCTCGGAAGAGGCATCGCTCTCTGTTCACGAGGGCAGGGTTCGACGCCGATGCGATCGCCAAAGATGAGCCCAACGAGGTGGCTCGATTCACCATCTGGTCGTGGCGCCAGTTCGAGGAGCATGTGGCCAAGCGGCGTGGTGTGAGGCACCTGGAGGTCGTTCAGGGGTCCGATGTAGCAACTACATGGGCTGAAGAGTCCGAGGAGACGATCGTGGAAGACGACCGGAGCGCTGTTGCTGCATCGCACCCCGCAGGGCGGAACCTGCCAGCCGTGCGTGAGCAGCGTGCGATCCTGCCCGTGTTCGAGACCACGAGGATCCAAGCGCCCTCGGAGGCTGGAGAACCGGTCAAGACGGTGGACGTCCTGTCGCTGCGCTCGTCCTCGATGCGCAAGTGCGACACCTGCTATGTAGCAACTAACTGCCCGGCCTTCATCGAGAACAGCGCCTGTGCGTACGACATCCCGGTCGAGGTGAAGACGAAGGATCAACTGCTCGCACTGCTGACGGGCATGATCGAGATGCAGTCTCAGCGTGTGTTGTTCGCTCGGTTCAACGAAGAGTTGGAGGGCGGATACCCGGACCCGAACCTGTCGAACGAGATGGACCGACTCTTCAAGTTGGTGGAGCGGATGAAGGACATCCAGGACAACCGTGAGTTCATGAAGATGACGGTCGAGACAAGGGGTGGTGCTGGTGTCCTCTCAAGGCTTTTCGGGGAAGAGGCGGCTGGTCCGACTCGACTCGTGGATTCACCAGCGGATGCTCGTCGAACGAATGAACTCATGGCGGAGATCCTCGACGCCGAGATCGTCGAACCAACCCCCAACTCCTGACCCCTCGACATTCAAGGTTGACGACGGTCAAGACTTGGGCACATGATGAGCGCATGGTCATCTGCTGCCGCTGCCACAAGCACCGTGCGGTCTTCCTCTTGAACAGGGAGGAGGGCCTCTGCGCAGCGTGCTTCGAGATGGGGCACACGGAGGCCGAACTCCTCACGATCCTGCGTGAGGGCTACGTCCCCGCCTGATCACGTAGCGCCCTCGCTCGGCGCTGAAGGTCAACGACCACCGCCCACTCCTTCTGGGCAAAGGGTGAGTTCTGGATGCTCGTCTTGCCGGTGGTCTCGTAGTCGTAGCCGAGGGCGCAGTCACGGCACAGACGCAGGCCGTGACCATCGGATGGATCCCACTCCCGGAGGTACGAGCAGCAGCCCACAGCGGGAGCGTGCAGGGGGCCAGCACCGCACCCCATGCACATCCCACGCCCGAGCGGGCCGTTCACCTCTCGCTTGACCGTGCCGAACGGGCGCCCACGAGCGCACCGCTCCTCGACCGGTGGTCTACCCCTGGCCACGAGACCACCAGCGATGGATGCGCAAGACGACACGCTCCCACCACGTGACGTCCTCGAAGCAGAAGACATTGCACGGCTCGCCCTCCTCGTGCCCGTGCACCGTGACCGGCATCAGCACGCCTTCCTGATGTAGGCCGCCATCGCCTCGATCTCGTTCTTCGTGAGGCCTTGCCGGGTGGCGGGGGAGATCACGAGCCCACCGTTGTCGACCGTCCAGTCCATGGCGTCCCGCTCGTACGAGAGGTCGTCGTCCACCCAGATGAAGGGGGAAGGGTCGGCGTCATACACGAGTTGCATGGCCTCGAACTTCCACCACTCGAAAGGCGGTACGGCGAGCACGGGGAACTCAGACCAACCGAACAGGGGCCGGATGAACTCGTTGGCCTCGACGCCCCACGTGGTCAGCCACGAGAAGTCGGCGTCGAGCGCCCGCAGCGCAGCGCCCATCTGCACGCTGTGGTTGATCGGCCAACCGTCGCACTTCGTGACCTTCCAGTCGTCCCAGTCTGCGCAAGGCACTCGCTTCGTCGTGACGGCGTTGAGCACACCATCGACGTCGAGGAACACCTTCACCCGCTGCGTCATGACTCGCCCTCGACGATTCCCAGGAACTCGCTCATGAGCCCGAGCACGGGGTGCTGCAGCAAGAGGTGGTCGAGGAGGATCCCGAGCGGCCCGTCGATCGTGTCTACGTCTGACCGTCGGTTGGTCCACCCGGGAGCGCTCCAGAAGAAGTACCTGATGCCGTCAAACGGGGCAACGGACACCGTGATCTGCAGGTTGCGCTCGCCGTCAAGCGACCACGTCGTGATCTCGGGCTCGACGCTCGTGCGGTGCGTGCTCATCGGTCCTTCCTGAGCGCAGCACCGAGCGCCAAACCGACGTTCTCGGAGTAGTCGTCCTCGTCGATCTTCAGCATCGCTTCCCCGATGACGACCTTGATGCGCTGCTTGAACTCCTCGTCGTTCCGCACGAACTCGATCACGATGTCTCGGGCTGCGATCCCGACCGCATCGTTGAAGGCCCTCTGCAGGGGCGAGACCGAGCGGGGTCGGCCGTACTGGTCTGGCTCCGTCTTGAGGAGGTGTTCGAGCGAGGCCTGCACGAGCCGGTCTCGGCCCTCCGAGCCCAACTGGTCGAAGATGGCCTGCTGCACCACGGCCTGCACGGCCTCGGCGTCGATCTTTATCTCCATGGGATCCTCCTACGTTGGTGGGTGACCCACGAGCGTACCACACCCAGGCCCCCGTTCAGAAAGCCCTTTCCCTCCTGCGCATGACCCCCGGGGAGTGTGTACCCGTGCTGCATGTAGAGAGGGGGGCACGTACGCCTACGCCCACACCACCATCTCGTGCGCCCTGTTTGCGCAAGGCGAGGGGCTACTGGCCTAGGTAAGGGAGAGAGGAGAGGTACACCATGGCCCTGCACCCACTGGCCTAGTTGCTATCC